CGCCTGATCCAGCCAGACTCCTCCTGAGCCTGATGGTCCCACGGCTTGCGCCTGCCGTGGAAGAATACGAGTCGTGTCTTGGCGCTGAACGAGCCCAGACGACGACAGTGCAGCGGATAGCTCGCCAACACCGGATACGGAATGTCAGTGTGGCCGGGCTTGCCGACCAATTTCCAGCTCAGCCACGACTGATCAGAACCAAGAAATCCCGCCAGCTTCGCAGCCCTCGGCGACGTCTCAGGGTCAAACTCCTCCCATACGTGACGGAGTGTTCCGGCCGTGAACATCTGGAACGATCCATTGTAGACAGTGTCGTGAGGAGGGTGTCCAGCGAGTGCCCATCCGACGAATGTTCCTTCCCATCTGAATATTCCACTCAAGTCTCCCGTCACCACGGTGTCCAGATCGAGGCTGACGATCCGCTGACCACGCGGTATTCCCATCTCACGCTGCGTCTTGATGTCGTAGATCTTCAGCCTGCGATAGCACGACGGCAGGTTCTCCTTCGTGGCGTTCTCGAGCTCGCCGCAGTCCGGCCACAGCGGATACGTCTCGGTCTGCGTTATGCCTGTCGGGTCATCCGTCACGCACACGACGCGAACGTCGACGCTGCCCGCGTTCTTCTTGACTGCCTGTGACAGAACGTCCACGTGCTGCGCGGTGTACGATCGCTGAACGTTCGGCTTCCCCTGCCACTTCCACAGAACGACGTGTACAGTCACATGACCCTCGAGTAAGGCAGGCGATGCGGATTGATCGCCCGATAGCCCGGGCCTGTCCGCTTCTGATTGAGATACTGGTTCTTGGCGGCCCAGAGTTCACCCTCCTTTCGGGTGAGGCCGCGCGTGTTGCAGTCGCCGATGTCGTTGATCTCGTACATCACCATCTTCCACGTGTCGATGTACTCCTCGATCAGGCCCCACGCCTTGGCGCACTTGCGAAAGTTCCCGTCACTGCCGTAGTAGCCGACGAAGTCCTCGTCGTAGCCACCCATCTCCCAGAAATCCTGCTTGTGGAACAGGAACGTGTTCGGATGCGAGTGATACGGAGTCCCAGAGCTCCTGCATCGTCCAGGCATGTAGTAGTGGCCACGCTCTGCATAGTCGTCGACGAACTTGTTCATGCGCAGAGCCGCAGACGGGCTGAGCTCGTGGTCCATGTCTGTCATCAGGTTCCACATTGCCTCCGTCTGCTTCATCGCGATGTTGCGAGCACCGTCCTGTCCCCACGGCCTGTTCACCTGAACGCGAAAGACCATGAAGTCGACGGGGCGATGACTACCCCAGCGATCCCTGATCACGGTGTCGGCAGCCACAGTCTGACTGCAGTCGTCCACGATGATGAACTGCATGCGACGCAGCACCGATGAGTCGTACTGCAACCACTTGTCGAGGTGATGCCGGAGCATCTGCGGATTGTCGAAGTATGCGTAGACGAGACCAATCTTCGCCAGCGTCATGCGACGGGTCCGCGGAAGTAGTCTGTCATCAAGTTCGGCCTGTCCTTGTCGCCGTACAGCGACGAGTTGCCCGCGCCCAGCACGTGATCCACCAGACACGGAATGCGATACAGGATCTTGCGACCCTGACGGTTCAGGCACTCGCCGATGATCAGGTCGATGTTCTTGTCCATGTCCTCGCGAGCAGCGTACTCCTGGAACGTCGCGTCGTTCTTCAGCCAGTCAGCCATCTCGCGATTGAACACCAGACACTGAGCTCCCCACGTCTTCTTGCCGAACTGCATGTCCTTCCAGTGCCATCCTGCACCGAGTTTCATGCGACCGCGCGCGTCCTCCGCGGGCTTGGTCATGCGTCGACAAGCGAACAGCGACAGTGCGCCGACCATGTGCAGATCATTCTTGCTGCGCTCGAGATACAGCAGATCGCTCTGCAGAGCAGTAGACGCCCCCGCCTGCCACACTATGTCGTCCTCGCAGATCATGACCCACTCACTGTTCAGCATGCCGGACGACAGATGCCCGAGCGCCCTGATCCAGTTTCGCTTGTTGCCCAGAGGCACCTCGTTGGGGAGCCAGAAGATGCCGTCCTGCACCATCGGGTCACCGCCGTCGCTGAACACGACCACGTCTCGATTGAAGCCCGCCCGGCGGAGCGACGCGATCGACTTCTCGACCGTTGGGCGGGGGCGCGGAGCGGTTATGATGCCGATGCGAAGTGTCATCGAATCGTCACCCACCAGAACGATGCGTCCAGCCGGAAGTTCTTGTTCCTCGGCTTCCCCTTGTTGATCGACACCTTGGCGCGACCGTGGAAGTGACGCTGAACCGCTGTCTCAACGCCCGGCCACGTGAAGTCATCACCCGCCATGGTGCCGCCCTTCTTCATCTTGGGCAGCCAGACCTCGATGTCCTTCATGACAGCGTCGTACGAGTGGTCGCCGTCCAGCATGATGAAGTCCACGCTCTGGTCCGGGAACCACCGGCTCGCCTCGACGCTCTCCATCTTCATGGCCTTCAGCCGATGAGCGATTGGCGCGACGTTGCGCTGGAAGATCTCGTACACTGGCGCGTCCAGACACCGAAAGTACTGAGTGTCGCGAAGGTCCGGGCCGCCGTCCTCCCACGGATCGACGCACACGAACTCGATATCCTTGCCGCTGTTCTCGATCTCCACTCCCATGAGCGCTGCAGACCGACCGAGCCAGCTGCCGACCTCGATGAAGCGCGACCCGGTCGGGAACTGTCGCACTGCGTCGATGTACAGCTGCTCGAACGCGGCCCATCCAGGAACATTCTTGTAGTAGTGCTGCATTGCCATTGTCCTACCCAGACTCTATTGGGAGCAGAGCGGAGACGAGGTGATGTCGCCTCCGCCTTCTCCGCACTACACCTTGGTCGCTGTCGTCAGGCCCGCGACGCCCGGAGGATGCCACGACTTGTTCCCGTGCTTGTCGATGACGGGAGTGCAGCCGTTGTCCTCGCGGCCCATGTTCGGATCGATCTTGGGGTGATCAGGGTCGTTGCCCTTCGCGGCCTCCTCGATCTTCGCCATGTTCTTCGCGTGACCCTCTTCGTTGTGCTTCGACAGATTGTCGAGACGCTGCTTGACAGCGTCCTTCGCAGCGTCGCTGCCGAGCTCCACGGTGTTGGTCTTGATGTCCTCGCCGGCAGTCTCAGAGAGCTTGTCGGCGTTCAACTTGTCCTGCGCCGCCTTGTTCGCAGCGGCTGCCTTGTCGGCAGCTGCCTGATCGGCAGCAACTTTTGCAGCATCAGCCATGACTGGCCATCTCCATATTCGTTTCGCCTCTGGTAGAAACCGCTCGGACGAGGCACTGCCGACCGGTGCAGAAGGGGTCGCGAGACCCCCTCTGCGAAACAGATCCCTCAGGAAGCCGTCGGCGGAGCCGGAGGGGCGGAGCCGTCCCCCGCCGGAGCCGAGGTGTTCGCGTTGATCGCGGACACGACCTTGGCCTTGTTCGCGTCGACGGCGTCGAACAGCGCGTTGACCTTGGCCTGAACGGCGGGCGGCAGCGATCCGGCAGTGATGTCGTCCAGCTGCTTCTTGATGCCAGCGGTCAGGGTCGAGAGCGAGTCAATCTGCGTGCTCTCGTCCGAGACGTCAGCAAGGATCTCATCGATATTGTGGTCGGCCATCTTGACTTCCTTCTCTAGTTGCTCCAGTCTGCGGAGGGTCTCCACCTGCAAGTTCACCACGGTGTGAGTGAGACTAAGCAGATGCACTGCCCAACCCGGAGCTTCGGTTGGGAACAGCTTGAGGTCGATCTCTAACTTGGACACGGGGCGGTCTCCTTCAAAGAACCGGCACGAACACGCAGCGACAACGCGGGTGTGCCGGAATGAGTGACCTCGCCCTGTTGATCTTGTACGGCCCGCCACGTGCGATCTTCTTGCAGACAGGACACACCTTGTTGTCTCCCGCAGTCTCGACGTTGACGAGGCCCCCGGCGACAGACGCTATCTCTAGCTCCTGCTTCCTGATCCGCTGGATCGTTCTCTGGCCGGGAGCCTCGCCTCGTCGACTGCGAGCGCCCGCAGGCCCCGAGGGCGTGATCCTCGGAGCGCGTGCGTCGGTGGACCGTCGTGCGAGCAGGGTCTCGGGTAGCAGACCTACTCGCTGCACTCCAGCCGACTGATAGACATCCAGCGTAGCCTCGCTGAACGCCTTTACCGTGATGAGCTCAACCAGCGCCGCAGAGCGGACGAGGCCCACCGAGTCAATAGCAGACTGAACAGCACTGGCGATGCGAGCGGGGCGATCGCCATGAAGAAGACCAGTGGCAGCTGCTCGGACAGCCTTCTGCGAGACCGCCTCGATGATGCCCTGGAGCTCGACCACTGCGAGCTGAAAGAGCGTCTCGATCCTGTCCCCCGCCAGCTGACTGGAGTATATGCCGACCTGTTGCTGCGCGAATGACTGTCCAGCCTCATATCCTCTCCTGATGTAGTCTCGCATGAACGAGCCGTCGCTGTGAAGCACCTGAGCGGCGGCCGTGTAGTCGAACCATCGCTGAAACATCTGCGTCTTGGTCGCTCCGCCCTGAATGGCGGGATTGGCGACGTTCATGAGACCGCGCGATGTCAGCGTCAGCAGATCCTGATCGACGATGGCCTTCCGCACCAGCACGCGCAGACCACGCCACTTGATCGCCAGCTGCGAGTAGAACGCAGTGCGAATGGACTTCGTGCCCGTCGGATCGAGCACGGCCTTCTTCGCGTCACAACACGTGCACTGCCCGTCCGTGAAGGCGTGGCCTCGGTACATCAGCACAGGAACATCACCAGAACCATGACCACCACGATCAGGAACGGCCACGCCTGCCCGTTCAGCAGACGCTCCCACCACTTGCGCTCGTCAGGATACCACGGATACTCGGACATCAGTTCTGATACCTCAGGGTTGAGTCCGCCAGAGCGAACGTGCCGCCGGTGCTCGACTGATTAGAGCCGAAGTCGATGTACGCCACGAGCTCATCTGCCGACGAGGCACCACCACGCGACTTGTAGTAGACGGCACCGCGAGCAGTGATGGTCGATGTCGGCAGGCTGAAGCCACCGAGCGTGATGTTCAGCCTGTCGTTCGCATCGTCCGGCGTGACGGTGATGGTCACCGCCGCGCCCCCGGCCGTGTATCCAGTTCCGCTCACCTCGTTGGTAACGTCGTTGCGAAAGTCGTGAGCGTCCTTGTCCGGCGTGTACGACGACGTGACGAGCATGCACTTGAACGTGTCACTGTCGAAGTCGATCGTGCCGGTGTTGGCGAACTTGATCGCGTGGTTGTATATCAGCGACGCCATGTCAGACTGTCTCCTCCGTCACCTGATTGGGATCGAACCCCTGCACCTTCACCTCCTCGAAGATCTCTGGACCCAGTCTGATCTCGCCGGTGTACGGTTCGATCTGCGTGTAGTCCACGGTCCCTGCATCATACGTGATGGTGACGTGAGGCGTGTAGTCGTCGAAGCCCCAGCTGATGCCATCATCCTCACACCGATACATGATCGATCGATGCCGATACTGCAGATCGGAGTTGCTGAACGCGAGTACGAGAGCCCGACCGAACTGCTCCATCACGCGCGGACCGCCGGGCCTGACAGTCAGTCCGCCATCTGCGTCTCCACCACCGAAGTCATCGCTTCCAGCCTTGAGCCAGTCGACGGGAGCAGTGGAGTAGATGATGGTGACGTGCATGTCGGGAACGACTGTCTTGAGTCCCTGCGACTTGGCCCACTTGATGATGTCTGCGGAGTTGAGAACATCTCGTCGAACGTAAAGAGACCGAGGAGTAGACGCGTCCTGCAGTCGCCTGACGATCCCTGCGACAGCTGCCTTCTGATCCTTCGCCGCAGTCTTCTTCGCCGGTTGTGTCTTCGCATTGCTGTTGCTCGCCGTCGGAGGTGGAGCATTCTGGTTCGCCGGAGCAGGCGGATTGTTCCCGGTCTGCGTCGGGTCGGTGTTCGCTTGGTTCGGATCGGCGACAGGCGGGGGCGCGGAGGCGGCAGCCTCGGCCTCTGCGGCGTGCGCGGCCACGAGGTCTGGATCGTCGTCGTACTCGTCGATGATCTGCTGCAGACCAGGATACGTGCCGTCCGAGATCAGCTGTGCCTCGCGAGCCTTCTTCAGAACCACGTCGTTCATCAGTCCTGCGTTCACGTCGATCTGGAACGCAGTCGCCTTCTGTCCGATGATAGTGCCGCGCTCGTTGTCGCTCAGCTGCCAGAGCGGCGACCAAGTGTAGTACATCCCAGCGTAGTCGTCCGTGCTGATGTCGCCGAGTGCAGACCGCACCAGCACGCGATCCAGCGGGTCGATGGCTGGCTGGATGAATGTCTTCTGCTCGGTGGCGACGCGATCATAGTAGTTTCTCATGTCGCTGTCTCCAGTGGCGTTCAGCCCGGCCGGTGACTGAGACAGGAACCTCGTCGCTGGAACGTCGAACGCAGCAGACGCGATCAGGAGATAGGTCTTGAGAACGTCGGGCAGTCCCGAGAAGTTGTTCGTGATGCGCTCCCACTCCTCCTCCTTGTCCAGCAGGAGCATGGAGAACACGGACTTGGCCATGTTGGCGAACGAGAAGCGCTTCTTCAGACGCTGCTCGTACTCCTCGTTCATGATGTTCTCGGACAGGCCCGGTATCTTGATGATGTCGAGCTTCGCCTCAGCGACCATCTGCGCGATGGACGCGGTCGTGCTGCCAGCGCCGATGACCGCGTCGCTGACGGACTGGAGCACCGAGTCGCCCCATCCGTTGGCGATGTTCGGGTCTGGGATCTCATTGCCCTTGAACACCACGACGCGCGACGGGTGCAGCTGCACCAGCGACTGATCAGGCGCGGTGTTGTTCTGTGCCGGCGAGTACCACGACGGCCGACCGTACCACGGAGACGTGATGTCCCAGATGATGGGACCAGTCTGCAGTTCCCACCGACTCAGCGCGTGCAGGAACTTCAGCGATCCCTGCGTCACCTTGTCGTAGTCCAGCGGCTCCGTCGGGTCATCGTCGTTGACGCCCATCACTATTGCTCCGCCGCCGTACAGACGACCGAGGACCATGGCCTTCATGACCTTCAGCTGGACGCACATCGATTTCTCGAGATCCTCGATCTGCGAGACCTCCTCGTTGTCGGCCTGCCACGTTCGCCACTCGCGCGTCGCGTCGAACGCAGGAATGTCGCATCCCTTGCGCGCGATCCAGTCGCCACGATAGGCCGCCAGCAACTGCTGAGGCTCCATCATGCCGATGCCGAAGAACGTGCTGGTCGCCTTGTCCTTATCAGTGCCCAGCCCGGACAGCGCGTTGCGCAGACCATCGCCGAACATCCACCCGATGTCGACGCCTGACGCCTTCGCTGAACCCTTGGATGTTGATCGCTTGGCCATCTCTACTCCGCCCACTTCATGGAGGTGTCATAGTTGTAGATCTTGCCGACGGTCTTGGCGAACGCTCCGCCAGCCGCGTCGACTTGATCCTTGTACTTGGAGGCAGGGAACGCCTCGTGCTCGTCCAGGAAGCTGTCGTTCCATGGTGCGCGAAGCAGAGTGATATTCCCGTTCTGCCACTGAGCCGCATACGGATCTGCGCGCGTCTCCTTGTCTCCGCGCACCGGGTCTGCATACGCCTTGTATCCCTTCAGCATGGCGACGGAGCGCTCCGCGCTCTCCTTGCCGCCTGATCCCGGCTCCTGCTCCAGCCAGATCTCGATGCTCATCTTGCCCCACCGAGTGGCGTCCGCCTCGGCGGTGGACAGAATGGTCGCCTCCCTCTTGGACGCTGCCCACTGTCCGCGCTTCACGTTCTCGATGAACCATCCGCCCTCGAACAACTCGTGCATCAGCACGCCAGCGGTGAACGCTCCGCCGTCCGTGGTTCCTGCCTTGTCCCAGTAGCGGATCGTCTTCTTGATGTCCTTCTTCTGCGGCACGATGTCTGCGTATCGCACGCGTTCCAGCGGGAACATGCCACCCCCGACCACGATCGGGTTCTGCTGGTACAGCGACTGCCAGCTGGCGATGGTGTACGACTTCCGGCGCTCTGCGAGGAACGGCAGCGACTTGAAGCGAGGGAAGAGCGGAACACCCTTCACGCGACGCAGGTCGTATGGTCTGTCCGGCGACGGCTCCGTGCTGATGGCAGGGAACTTGAAGACCTTCGCCTCCGGGAAGCGAAGCATGAACCTTCCCGTCGGGTCGTCCACGTGCCATCGCGTGGCGGTCAGGATCATGCCGCCCTTGTCCGTGAAGCGCGAGAAGAAGTCATCCATCAGCCAGTCCCAGATCTTCTTGCGCTGAGCGGGGGAGGATGCAGCCTCGCGACCCTTCAGCGGGTCGTCGATGACGCCGATGTCTAGCGTCTTGCCGGTGATCTGGCCGTTGACTGTCGTGTTTCGGAAGTATCCCTTTCTGCCGACGTACTCCAGCAGTCGCGCGTTTCGCTGCGAGCGACCACTGATCGTGACGACGTTGGACGTGTTGATCATGGTCTCCGGGAAGACCATGTGGTACTTCGGATCGTCGTATATCCTCTGCAGCTGCCGATTGCAGTCCGTGCCGAGGTCGTTCGAGAACGACGCGTAGATTGTCTTCCAGTCAGGGTTCTTGCCTGCCATCCACGCGATGGCGTCCTGGATGTTGCGCGTCTTGCCGTGCTGCGGAGGAGCCTCGATGATGTACTTGGGTCGCCTGCCAGCGACGAGCTCGTCGAAGAAGTCCTGCAGTATGTAGCTGATCGCGCGCGGGAACCAACCCTCGATCAGGTCCTCGTCCATGAAGCGCCGAAACGCCCACAGATCAGACCGAGCCTCGACCGCGTATCCCTGAGCAACGAGGTCGAGGTCCTCCTCGCTGAAGCGTCGGCTGTTGTCTCCGATGCCTCGCTGATGGACGTTCACGTCAGGCCACGTTGTCCCTGAGCATCTCGACCCTCACTGTGACGGAGTGCTGAAGCCACTCGTCCGCCTTCAGCGACGACGTCGTGACGAGCTCGATGGCAGCGAGATCTCCAGAGCGAACACCAGCGGCCAGACGCTCGAGCGCCTCAGCGATCTTGATCTGTCGCTCCATGCCGCGGAGCGACGCGTTCGGGAAGCCGTCCATGTTGCCGAGCTCCGACGACACGAGCGTCTCCGTGTTCACCACGGTCGCAACGGCGCTGATGCCGAGTAGTGCGAGCATGTCCCTGCGTGAACTCATCGTTCCTTCTCCTTGTATCTGTTGAGCATGGCATGGATCTGCACGTGCCATCGCGCTATCTCTACCCGATGCTCCGGCGACACGTCCTCGCCGCAGTGCATGCAGATCGGTTGTTCCTGCTCGCCGCCGTTGATGCAGACAGGACCGTAGTGCAGCGAGCGCCCGTTCGGTCTCTGTCCGCACAGATTGTAGATGCGATGCTTCACATGATCCCTGCGAAGTTCAGCAGCTTCACGAACATGATGCCACCGAAGATGACGTAGCAGAGCAGACACAGAAGCCACTGAAGCTGACCGTCGGTGGCCAGCTTCTTGATTAGCCAGACACCGAGCAGCATGCAGATCGCCAGTACTGCCTCGATGATGATAAAACTCACTGCTCCCTGTGCAGACATGCCCAGATATCCTCCCGCTCTTGGTTGTGCGTGCCCGACTGGACCGTGGAGGTACCAGTACGTTCGCTGGACCCAGTCGGGCATCTGCTCGAGTGTCATCTAGTAGAACCAGCGAAACGCCAGATAGCTGGCGATGATGAGACCAGCCGCCGCGCATCCGTAGACAGTGATGCGCCGAAGCACGGCGTCGGTCGCGTCATCGAACTCGCTCACGACGTTGGAACCTTGACATCCACGTGGAGAGTGTTGATGGTTCCCTCCTCGCTGACTGACTGAGAGCCCCACATGCTCACCTCTACGGCGCGATTGGCTGGCCACGGCTGAAGGATGTTCTCCAGCGCGGCGAAGACCTGCGAGCGAGCAGTCTGCTCGGGCTCCGCCAGCTTGCTCATCTGCGCCATCTTCTGGTGATAGTCGTCCATGCACGCCTTCGCGTCGCCCTTGAATGAGTAGCTCCAGCTCATGATCCTGCTCCCTGCGGAGGAATGAGAGGTTTCGCTCTGGCCAACTCCGCCTTGGCCAGGATCTCGAGACTGTCGGCGATGCGCTTGATGTCGCTGAGCACCAGAGCACCGAGCGTGTGAAGAGCCTCCTCTCCAGCCTCGGCTGCCTCCTTCGCCATGGTCGCGGCCTGCGCGACTGTGGACCCGCTCTTCAGTGCCTCGTCCACGCCTCGGTCGGCTGCCTTGAACGAACTCACGATCACGCCGAGCAGCGTGTGGATCTCATTATCAAGCGGCATCGTCTATGTCCTCCTCGTCGTTGTCTGTCTGCACCGGCTCGTCTGCGAGCGAGGCGTCTGCTCCCTCGTAGCCCCTGCCGTCGAGCTCGTCGTCGTAGTCCTCCTCCTGCCGCTCGTGAACAGCACGAGCGACGCCCTCGGCCAGCGACCGAAGAGCCGGGGGCACCGGAAGCCCGCGCTCGGTGAGGCGATCGACTGCCTCCTGCGCGGACAAGGTGCGGTCCGTCTTGTCGTGGACGTCGACCTGAAGGGGCATCACCTTCTCCAGCATGCGACCGAACACGGCTGGTTCAGCCCGCGACAGCCAGACGAGATACCCGACGGCTCCGTCCTTGCCCTTTCCGTCTCGACCAGAGGCCTCCGCAGCGGCGAGGATCGCCTCCTTCAGGCGAACCCCGAACTTGTTCTTGGCTCCCTTGGGTCTACCGAGACCCTCCTGTCCCTTCTTGAACGGAACGAGGTTCTGCGGATTTCCTCGACGACCCTTGGGCATCTTGGGAGCGCGAACACTCTTCCGCTTGTGAGAGGACTTCGCCACGGATCCTTCCTCAGTTTTCCTGCGCGTTAAATATCAGGGACCACGCTACCGCCGCCCCGGACTGAATGCCGAGGGATTGCAGAGCGCCTTGCGCATGTGTCGAGCTCTTTCAGGCGAGCTCGGTGACCCGATACTCCGTCGTGCGAACCTCGCGGCCCAGCAGACTGAAGAGTACCTCGACCCGACCACTCGACTGCATCTGTGTCAGCAGACCCGCCGAACCGGCGAACCGCCCTGAGCGGGGGACAACTGTGTCCCCGACACGATGCAGCTTGGTGACAGGATCGATGTAGTATCCCGCGTCATCTACGCTATCGCTGAGGAAGAACTGCAAGTCGTCATCCGCCAACTTGGCAGGCTCACCGCAGTTCATCAGCAGCGAAGAGACGCCGCGAGTATTCCTGATCGACCACCACGCCTTCGTCTCCCTGACGAACACGTAGCCCTCGAACAGTGCGACAACACGACGGACGCCAAGACGGTTCGGCTCAGTCCTCATCAGCGGAAGCTCGACCTCGTAGCCCTGTCGGCTCAGGTGCCGACGAGCCTCGAGCTCGCTGTGCTCGTGAGTCGTCGCCACGAGCCATCCCAACTTTCGCTTCCGTGAGTTCCTCGCCATTCCGCCCTCGCCCGCCGCTGGCCAGCTGCCCAACACAACCCACAACCGCCAGCGGCCAAACCCTGCCACGGCATTCCGCTGATCCGCAAGGCCCCCTTCGGCGGCGGAACCCTCGCGCCTAATCGCGGCTCCGCCAATGATGAGCGCATGCACAAGCGCACGTTCATCACGGGCATCCCCGTGTCGCGTGAATTGCTTGCAACCTGCATTTTTCCGTTTGCCCAGCAATTACAAGCACTTGACATGCAACCACCCCCGCCCTCCTGCAACCACTTTCGGGCATGATCCGTCACCTGAACGATGACTTTGTATCGCAAAGCGGATGCACCGGGCAGTCACAAACAAAAAGTTATGCACAGCCCCCGGCGGACCACTTTTTCGGCTGCGCTCCGCCCCGGCCGGGCCTAAAATGCCCGCTCTTGTGGTTGCAACTTGTGGGGTAATACAACCGTGCTGAGACGTCATCTAGCTGCGCTGGCCAGCGTCACGCGCACTCCTTCGCTGGAGTATCGCGTGCGCCAGTATTTCAGACTTGGGGGAGAGCCGTTTCTTCAGGCCCTGCGGAGAGCAGGACTGGGACAGGCGGACATTGTCCTGTGCATGATGCGCATCAACACCCGTCGATCAAGGGAGATCGCGGAGGCGCTCATCGGAAGGCCGATCACCGTGGCTCAGGCGTGTCGGCTCACTTGGCAGTCTAACACTCAGCGACCGACTGTTCGGCGGCAGCCGGTCATCACGTGGATATGTCCAGACGTGTCGATCAGGAGAAGGACGCGGCTCGCAGCCGCGTTCCAGGAGTTTCGTGTCGGACGCACGCGAGAGCAGTTGATGTCGCGTGGCGTCTCTAGAGGTGACCTCCGTCGCGCAATCAGGCGCGGCTGGATCAGGATGGCGGGAGTCGATCTGTGAAGAAGGTGAGGGTGAAGAAGGTCAGGGTCAGCGACGCTGACGAGAAGAACAGACTGCGCGTTGCCGAGGAGCGACTGATGCACGCGGAGCAGGTCTCGAGGATGGCGGACGAGAAGTCCTTCGTGCTGGTGCCGATCTGTGCCAAGAACGTGACGCGAGCAGCGTTCATCCGGGCCGTGGCGGACAGCAAGACAGAACTCGTCCACCGAGAGTGGCCGGAGGCCATGCAGGCGGCCCGCGACATGAGCGAGCACGGCGCGTTTGAGCTCGTGTACGTGTTCAGCAGAAAGACAAAGTCCCGCATGCTGGGGACGGCGGACAACGGGAGAGTGAAGTGAGCCCTAGCATATATCCGACGCGGGACATGGAGACGGCGGCCACCGAGCGCCGCGTGGAGCATCTGCGATCGGTCGAGACCATGCTCGCCGTCGAGTGCAGATGCCTGAAGGAGGAGACGCTGAGGGCGCTGGCGCTCGACCTGCTCGACAACCGAGAGCGCGTCTGGCATCGGCTGGACGACGGAACGCCGCTACCTTCGGCGGGCCTGTCCGTGATATTCGGGCGCGACTGCCTCGGCTTCGTGCACAACGCGACACACCTCCTCGGGTCACGCGACATCGAGAAGTCGTGGATCGAGGAGTGGACACAGATACTGATCTGACTGAGCAGGAGACAACAGATGGGGAAAGATCACAGTGACGAACGCACGAACGCCGACCTCAGGCGAACTGAGGCGATCCTACGCGGAGCTCTTGGAGATCCGCTTGACGGTACTGGAACTGATGCACGCAGATCTCATCTCGACGACCGTCGCTCTCGCGAGCAGCATGGCGGCGCTGAGAGCCCTGCGGAAGTTCGACGAGAGAGGATAGAACATGTCAGTCGCAAGTTTCCTCTTCATGATCGCATACTCTGGGACGAGCATCGTGCAGGTCTACGGTCCCCTGTCCATGACCGACTCCGAGTGCTGGACGATGGCCGCGAAGATGACTATCACGAGTACTCCGGGCCTGCCTCGCATGGAGTATTCCTGCGAGAGGAGACCGTTGTTGAGAGATGCTGGTGGTTCCTCCAGGACAACTGGCGCACCGTCGTCGGCATCTCGTTCGTCGCCGCGTCGGCCGGGTTCCTCGCAGCAGTGATCCTGATGGAGTTCCACTGATGTCCTGGACAATACGATTCTGCTCTGTCTGTCGCGTCGACACTTGGCACGAGAATGGCGTGTGCGAGTGGACAGACTCGCATCGTCCGTCTGGTCGCTACGTCCCAGACCTGCAGAGAGACGCTGTCAATCCTAAGACAGGATTGACGGAGCTCGAGCGGCGAGCGCGATACACGTGCGCCTGTCATGGTTTCTGGAAAGAGGACTGCCCGAGTGAGAAGAACAAGACAGAAGTCGGACAACGGTCTGCGCCCCCTGATGCGGGATCGCCTGCGTCAGGGGATATGGTGGACGACGATTGAGACAGGTCTGGTCACGCAGGGCGTGCCGGACACGAACTACATCAGTGACGGGGGAGTCGAGGGCTGGTGCGAGTGCAAGGCGACCGACGGATGGAAGGTGAAGTTCCGTCCGATGCAGGTCGGCTGGCACGAGCGTCGCTACCGCATGGGCGGCAGGACATGGATCGCCATCAGGCGACAGACGCGCGGCGGCCCTCGACAGGGCGCGGCGGTCGACGAGCTCTACTTGGTTCCTGGATGCTACGTGATCGAGCTCCGCGATCAGGGCATCGACTGCGGGCGCGCGCAGTTCATGGGAGACGGTGGTCCGGAGCGCTGGCGCTGGCGCGACGTCCGCCGGGCGCTGCTCGGGCCGGTTGTGCAGCGCGCCTAGCACTACCCCAGATGCCCCTGCACTACCCGGGTACCTTGACCCCAGAACGCCATTAGCGGTCCGCCCAGCTGCCTTCCGGCCGCCCGATAGGTAGGTAGCGCCCGGCCCGGCCCAGCGGCCCGGGCGGGCCGCCCTAGCAGGCCGCCGGGTGGCCAAAACCGGCCCCCTACGGCACCATTGCGCAACGCCCTAGCCCGGGCAGGCCCCCGGGGCTGGCCAATGGGCCGCCGGGCTAGGGGCGCTCGCGAGCCCGTGCTGCTCGCGAGCGCTGACGGCGGCCCAGCTTGTACGCGCGCTGGACCGGACCGCCGTGTTTCGCGCGTCACTGCCCTCTTGGCAGTGCGCTCCTTCTCACGGCCACGTCCACCACACGACCAGCACCGCGAGCGCGACCAGCACTGTCACCACCATTCCCTCCCAAGGCACCGTCCGTCCTCCCACCACCAGCTGTCCCTGCTTCCACATGGCCTCCTCGTCGCTGCGCGCCACGTCTCCGCAGCTGCACACCATGCGATAGTCGAGACTGTCCCCAATGAACGTCATGTCGTAGTCATGTCTGTGGATCTTCATCCTTGTCCTCCCATGGCATCTTCGGCAGCGTCGGCTTCGGAGCGCGAGCGGCCCGCGCCGACAAGGCCGCTCTGCGCTGCATTCCCTTGGCGTCCATGTCGCTCAGCGTGCGGTGCATGCCCGTCCGCAGCGAGATGAACGTCCTGGCTCTAGGCTTGTCCTTGTCGTCTTCTACCACTGCGAGAACCCTCCACTTCCTCTCTCGTTGGCGTAGATGCGCTTCAGCGCCGCGTACTGATCATCAGTCAGGTACGACAGCCTCTCCCAGAAGTCCCTCAGACTGGCGATGAACATGAGAGTGCTGACGTCGTATCTGCGCTCGCCCACGGCGTCGAACATGGGGCCTATGTCGTCGTCCGTGCGCTTCGTGAAGTCCCTCGGGCTGGGTCTCGGCGCCCTCGCGCCCCACGCGGACCCCCGCTTGGACGGAGGCGTGCGATAGTCGGGGGTCGGTGCGAGCTTGGGACCGTGGAGCACTTCGGCCCACGTCATCTGCTCAGCCTCCAGCATTCTGTTGGCGAGGCGCACGGCGTTCAGGGCCTCGCCGTCTCCGGTGCTGAACGTCATGCCCATGATCTGCGCCAGTCGCTTGCGATCAAGTGCCACCGAACTGCTCCCTCGATATCACCTCGCTCTCCGCTGGCGTCAGGACGTGAGCCGCTCTCTGGACACGGACCCATGCCTGATTGCGACGGAAACGTATCTCGCGCTCCAGCGTCGCGATCTGTTCGAGCTCGTTGCTGACAGAAACGTAGACCGCGAGCGCTTCTCTGTACTCCGTCAGGTTGTCGGCCACACCACGCCCCTCTTTGTCAGCTGTCGATGAAGGAACATCGCCATGCGAATGGCGTCCTCGCGCCACTCGAGCTCGCGGCCGTTGTCCGGACCCGCGAACATGAGGCGCTCTGCCCACGTGGCGAGGATTTCGCTGTGCACGTAGTCGCCGCGAACACCCATTCTGTCGTTCTGCTCGGCTATCAGTATCCACTGCGCCATGTCGCGGACTATCGGCTGTATGAGATGCGGATTGGTTGGATCTCTCATGATGGATCTCCGAGCCGGATCGTGAACGTGCCGACGACGTCCTCGCCGTGCCTCCACAGCCCGATGATTGCAGGATCACCGTGCTTCCAGAAGCTGACGCGTGCACCGCTCCTGATGGTCGAGCTCCGGTCGCTCAGCGTGTACTGCCCGTCGACGTCGTGTCCCTCGAACACGCGTGTCCCGATCGAGATGACTAGCCTGTTGTTCTGCTTGATCACCTTGCACTTGTCGCTGTCCGAGCCTCGGTCGCCGTAGTACATAGTGATCTCTGCATCGCGATACGTCGTCATGTGACTTCTCCCTTCGGCCAGAAGTACGGCATGTCTGGCTTCACTCTCCAACCCATGCGGCCGTACCACGCGGGGTCCTTCCTCAGAAGATTGCTCTTGTGGCTGTCGTGCAGGCGCGGATCACCGAGCCAGCGCGGAGCCTCGTCGCCGTGGTCGAGCATGTGGGGCACGACCATGTTGTTCACGTAGCCTCTCCTCACCCACTCCTCCACGATTGCATCCATGTACTGCACCAGCTGCGACACGTGGCCGTCCCACATCGTCACGGCCGGGTGGAAGCGCCAGCTGGAGCCGGGCACCGTGAGGGCCATGATTATCTGGTAAGACTCCACGCGCTGCTTTCCGAGCCGCTTCCAATCGAGACACTTGGCCGAGCGCGCGAAGTCCGGATATGGCAGGAACGTGATCACTCCGGGCCTCCGTTGAGCATGATGTCGCAGATGGCTGGAGCCTGCCTGTCGCTGATGACGGCCTCCGCGAACGGCACGTCGTGCTCGTCGAAAAGAACTATGTGCGGCCCGCAGTTCGGGTCGCCGCACCACATGACCGAGATGTGATGCGCTGTCTTGATCTGGCGTCTGTCTAGCGCCCGATACTTCTTGCTCACTGTCATTCTCCCTTGATGCAGTCTTTTCCATCCTTGCCGCAGCGCACTTGATAATCAAATACGTCGCGCGGATTGTTCATGTTGTACACTGTCCAAGTGCTGACCAGACCAAAGTGCTTGGTCTGTGCTTCCTTCTGGCAGTTGGCCACTGACGTAGTTCGATACCATTCTTGGTTTGGAGATATAGCCCAACCAGAATATGTGATGAGACAAGCAACTATGATACCTTCCATGTCCATTCTCCTTATGACTTCTTCCCTCCTGCCCACGGCAGTTCATCGTGAAACATCACCATCGGTCCTTGCTTGTGAGGCGTGCCCACTATCACGGACGAGGACGTCAGGTGCTGCTGCCTTGCGTTGAAGACAATCCTCGACACGCCCGTCGATGTCAGCGATGGATACGATGGTGGTTGTCTGCTGGACGAGTCTGCTGAGACAACGTCTGGTCGCACGACAGGATGCTTCTTGCGGAGGCGCTCTATCTCCGCCCTGCGCTTCTTCCACTTCACTCGCCATACCCCACCTTCAGCTTGAATGAGAAACGCACCTTGCCTCTCACGCGGATGCTGGTGCGTGCACCGACGTGCAGAATGCTGATGTCCTCCAGCAGAACGCGCTCGCTGACGAGCTCGCGGAACCGTGCGCGTAGCCAGTCCTGCAGAGTGCTCGTGCATCCGCCGATTGTCTGGACGACCTGACCGTCTGGGGACCACGGAACGTAGTGCCTGACCTCCGGCGTCGGGATCACTGTCACGATCGCGTCACGAGGAATGTCGCCGAATGACCTGATCTTACTGACCATGGCGTATCCTCGCTGCTAGTTCGAACGCCTTCAGGTCGTCGAACTCGTGAACGAACTGGAACAGCTTCAGCCACGAATCGGCCGTCAGCTTCTCGTAGTGACTAGGCTCCATGTTCAGCTTCACCATGACCTCGTCCGCGCCCGGCATGTTCAGGAGCTCCATCGCCTTGCGCACCGTGGCCGCGCGCTCAACCACGCGCTGACGCGGGATCTTATTCACGATCGCGATGCACGCCTGCACGCCCAGAATGAAGTGTCGTGCCTGATCAGGGCTGAGCTCGTGATACACCTTGGACTCTGCCTCGGTGATCAGCTTCTCGAATTGTCTCTCACCCGGTATCAATGCGGGTATCAATGAGAATGATAGTGCCATTGCTCTCTACTCCTCTCATGCAAATAGGGACCGCCCCGAAGGACGGTCCCTTGCTCGGCCTCGAGCGCGCTACTTGACGGTGATCCATCCTTGTCCGACAGCGAAGTGCAGGGACGCCGTGACACCACCGGCCTTCACGAAGTCCTTCACCTTCTTACCGTTATACTTGATGATCCGAGCGACGCGCTCGAATCGACCAGAGCCCTCGCGAGCCGGATTGGTCTTGATCTTGACGTGGATCGTTTCCTCGCCCGTGTAGCGGGTGCCGCCTCCAGCGGCGGTACGAGCATTGGAACTCGAGGCTTTCTTCGACGCCTTCTTGGCCACCTTCTTCGCAGGGGCAGCCTTCGGGGCAGTCTTCTTCGCAGTCGCTGTCTTAGCCATGGTACTCTCTTCCTTACTCTTGATCTCCTTCTGCACTGCCGTCTTGGCAGGCTTCTTCGGAGCACTCTCCTTCTTGGACGGTGCCTTGTCGGCGCTCTTCTTGGTCTTCTCCGCCGCGGATTTCTCCGCGTGGAACTTCACGAGAGCATCGTGGAGCGGAGGGATCACCTTCTTCAGTGCGTCCGGCTCCTCAGTCTCGATCAGCAATTCGTCTGGGACCTTTAGTCCAATGTCGTGTGCTGTCGCCAGCATGTCGGAGTACAGTCCGTTCACCGTCTCGTATCCGTACGTGCTGAGTTCCGCGAGTTCCTTGGACCAGTCCTTCAGTTTCTTAGCAGCCATCTGGCTCCCCATTTGCGTAGTGAAAACACCCTAGGTCCCGAGTGGGACCCGACACAAAGCATACGCCCGTCCAGCGTCTGCGGCAATCGTCGTCGCGTCGCTATTCTGCTGGTGCGGCACCCCCGATCGTGCTCCGCCCGGGCGGGGGCAGATGGTGTGTCGTGAAGTGTGCGATCATGGTCGCGAGCTCCACCTTCGCCTCGTCGCGAAGCTTCTGCGTCTCCTCGTTGTCCGTCTCCTGCTTCAGGCGACCAAGCCCGCTCTCGACGCTCTCCATCACCTCCTCACGTGTCGCTCGTCTGCGCTGCGCGTACCAGCGTATCGGCTCGGTCGGCTCGCCCATGCGTATCAGCACGCGACCATCGTGGTCCTGGAACGGCGTCAGCTTGTTCGTGATAAGGACCGCTGTCACGCCCGGATTGCGCATGATGCCGATGCCAGCCGGAGCCTGATGTCCCTCCGGCAGGTCCACGGCGTTGCGCTTCATGCGAGGCTGTGCGAGGAACGGACAGGCGATAGCCGCGTACTCTGCGCACGACAGATGACACGGCGGCTCTGCGCTGGTCTTGGTGATAACGCACATGGGGCCGGCGACGAACACCAGCTTCTTGCCGAGAGGCTGGCCACATATCCAGCACAGTCGATCCCTCATGCACCTGAACTGTGTCTCTGGTGGCACCACTCGCAGGTCCCACTCGCCGTCCACCTTGGCGGCGAAGAACGGAACTGGATAGCCCTGCCTAGTGACGGGCCGCTCCCGTAGATTGTCTGGGAGCGGTATCTCTCGGATGCTGGTGTTCAGCATGTCTGTCGTGATCTTCATCGGTCGTACTCCGGTGGCTTGCGGCCCAGAACCTTCCGGGCCCGATTGATGGATGTCTTCATTCGACCGCTCAGCCAGCGCTCGATCTTCCATGCAGGGTAGATCTCTCCACCCGGCAGTGACTCCCACGCATTGACGCACTCGTTCAGTGCGTCGAGCAGCCGCTCGCGGCTCGGGCCGTCGCCAGCCTCTATGTTCATGACTTCGGTCCCTCCTGTCCGGGCAGTCCAAAGACGATGCCCTCTCCGTGTCTCCACTCGAAGACACAGAAGTCACCGCCGTCGGTGATCATGACCTTCTTCGTCGTGCCGAGGCGTGCTCCGACGCTGTGGCAGTAGTGCGTCGCCGCCTTCACCGCCTCCTCAGCGCTGACGTGCTGGCGCACGCACTCGTATGTGTCATTGGCGAACCACTGAAACACGCTGAACTCGCCATCGGTGCTGAGCCTCGGCTCCTCGGGCAGCGGCCCCGGGTGCTTCGGCAGAAAGTCGTCACTCATGATCTGCTCCTGTTGCTGAGATCGCGAAGGCTGTCGAGCCAGCCGCACATTCGCAGCATGTTCGACTCGGCGGCGCCGTAGCCTCCGAACGCCTTCTCCTGCATGCACTCGCGAGCAGAGCCGCCGCGCTGATGTATCCGGCGGCCCTCCTCGTATATGGTGTCCAGCTTCACCAGCATGCGGGGCAGTCCGAGATTGATGCTCCCATCCCGCTCCTTCGCCAGCTGCGTCTTCTCCTCGTCCGACGGCTCGACGCGACCGAGGTCATCGAGTTCATCTATGATCGGTGTCCAGTTGAACCAGTGTCGGCACTTCTGGTTCGCGCACTGAATGTTCGTGGACATCCCACCGCTGGCCCCCTCGTAGAACTCCGTGCCTCCACAGTACTTGCACTTCGGCATCTCACGAATCCTCCTTCTGTCTCCTGCGCCTCGGCACTATCACAGGCGCGCTTCCGTCCATGAACTTCTCTACAGACTTCCTGACCTCTTCGAGATCACCGATGTCGGTGGCAGGCTCGAAGCGCTCCTCCCAGAACCCGGCCTCGGCCATCACGCCGGATGGCCAGCGTATCTTTCGATTGCGTATCTCCTGCACCGTGATGAACGTCAGCCAGCCGAGGTTCGGCGTGTTGCTGTCCATCATGGAGCGGACCACGTAGCGCCCGCCAGCCCGGGGCCACGTGAGCCCCGGGTAGCGTCGTACTACACCACGGAACAGCTGGTCATTGACGCAGATGACGGGCTGTCCGATGTAGAACAGCGGCATGTCACGCCCTCTTTCGCTTCTTGACCTTCTTCGGTTCCGCGGCCCGCGCCTTCTGCACGCGAGCTCGGTCCTTCTTGTTGAACGCCTTGGCGAAGGGCAACTCCTCCTCGACGTTCAGCCTCCGGGCCGGTCGGAACACGCGCTCGTATCCGACCGCTGTCACGATGCCCATGACGGTGGCATTGTGCGGTCTGCGCGTGCTGCCGTAGAACAGGGCGTCCAGCGTGGCGTAGCTCAGGTTCGCCAGCACTGCCACCTTCTGCAGTCCCTTCTTGGACATGAGGCCGACATCAGACAGCACCGTCTGGAGCTCGTCCTTCACCGGATCCTTGTCAGTGAACCGATATGTTCTGAGTATCTTGTGTGCTGCCAACTATGCCTCCTGTATCTGGCAGGCGGTCTGGAACCGTTTCCGCCCCTTCATGGTGATGCGGTAGCGAACATTCTGTCCGTCACCGCTGCGCAAGATCTCCTTCTCCCTCCACAGTTCGTTGAGCGTGGAGGGAAGCGTCGAGCCCTTCTTGCCCGACGCCTCCAGCACGAGGACCAGCTGCGGCCGCGACATGGAATTCTTCGCAGCGTTCAGTGCTCCAAGCACGAGGCAGGCCGCTGACTGCGCCCCGCCCTTCTTCTGACCCGAGGTCTTGCCGGGCCGCTTCACGGTGTCGCTGACGATAGTCAGACGTGCGACACCCTTGGTCGTGTCGAGCATGCGAAACACATGCCCGAACGCGATCTCCTCGACGTCCACGAGGAGTTGCATGGGCTTCGGCACTATGCCGCAGCCCGATGGACGCTCAGCGTCTTTGCGAAGTCCACGATGGCCTGCTGAAGCTCAGGCCGCAGTGCCATCGTGTTCTCGAGCAGCTGGTGGCCGATGCGCGTGGCCATGAACTTCGCGATCGCCTCGCCCCTCGAGTTCGGCTTGTAGTCCGCCTCCTCCAGGAAGTACGCGATCGGCTTGCCCAGCGCCGTGCTGATCTGCCGGAGGCGCACACCACTTGCGCGGTTCACGCCCTTCTCGTACTTCTGCACCTGCTGAAAGCTGACGCCCAGCACGTTGCCGAGATCTGACTGAGAGATCTTGGCATCAAGCCGAGCGGTCCTGATCTTCAGGCCGATCACCTTGTCCGCGGACGTCGCCGAACGCTGCTTCAACTTCTTCTTGGTAGTCATGCTGTTCTCCTTCGGTCACAGCTAGTGGACGTTCGCTTGGATCATAACCCGCGAAGCGAACCAGACGCGGTTCTTCAGTAGCTCCGAGACGACGGGCACGCCTCATCTCGGTACGTCGCTCGGACTGCTTCTTCATCTGCCGAGCTCGGTACTCCTTGACAGCGACTGGACGACAGAGCTCACAGTACTTGTGCGCCTTGGTCGTGTACTCGCTGGTGAAATCACTGTGGCACTTCTTGCACGTCACGGTGATGCGCCGCACGACCATGTTGCGGCCATCCTTGGTCGAGCTCGTGCCGTGCACGTTGGTCACCGCTGGATCTCCTCGGTGGTCAGCAGAACAACCTCCGCATCCTTCCAGCGGTTCGGCCAGTCCTGCGCTATCTCCACGCACTCCTTGTTGAAATTGTCCCGATAGTACGTGTCGTTGTCGGGGACATCGATCTCCATGACCACGCGGAGACGCTGCTTCGCCTCCCGCGCCGGACCTATCAGCGTCTCCGACCCCCGCTCGCGCCGTGAACGGGGGCCGCCGCGCCGGGCGATCGGTGCGGGTTTCTTCCTGCTGTCCTTCATCGGTCTCCTCCTCTCCTCATGACATAGTGGCGCTCGCAGAAATCCTTGCAGTCCTCGATGCGAGCCTTGTAGATGGTGCCGCGCTTCGAGCGAAGCCACTGGTCACCATAGCGCGGGAAGAACTTCTGGGAGGTGCCGTTCACCCGGACGCACGTGTAGCGCACGCCCTCCGGTGTCCGTGCCTCCCACTGCTCAGTGCTGCTCGCTGACCGCGTCCAATCGAATATGCGATCAGTGCTCGACATTCATGCCCTCCCGCCAGTAGTGGAAGGACAGCCCGATGCTCACGAGGCTGAACGCGAAGATGGAGGCCCGACCCGGGTCGTCATCTATGAACCACGTGTTGCCCTGAGACATCAACATCGGGACAGGGCGCTGCCCCTTGATCAGGTACGCGAGTAGCTCGATCTTCTTCGCGTCTGATCCCTCTGACTCTATCCGAAAACAGTAACGCATGTCACTCCATTCCCTTCACCTGCACGCACTTCGCCTTGACGGCGTTTGCCAGAGTGGTTGGATTGCCACCCTGCTTTATGAAGTCCTCGACGGTCTTGCCGTCGTGCTGGTACAGCAACGTCCAGCGCGCGAACGGCGCGGAGCCCTCCTTCTTCGGATTGGGCTTCAGCACCTTGATCTTGCTCTCCATCGGGAGCGCAAGCTTCTCGGCCCTCACCTCCGACTTGTTCTTCAGGTCCGTGCGCGTGGTCTTCACTCGAACGCCCTTGGCGTCCATGTCCGTCTTGCGCGGCAGCGCCCACGGGTAGATATCTGCAATCGCCTTCTGGCTGGTCGCGCTCAGCTTCTTGAACAGGGCCACGTCGCGGTCGCCCTTGTCCACGTAGTCGAGCATCGCTCGGTGGTCCTTCTGCACCTCCGGGTCCGGCTTGCCAGCACGCGCCAGCTTCTTCGCGTCCTCGAGGTTCTTGCGTGCGCCGATTGGCTTCATGTCGCGATACACGTAGAATGTCTTGGACCTGTCCGAGTTCTCTGACATGAGCTTGATGCGCGGCGCGTGCGACTCGCCGTCTGGAACGTGGTCGAGAGACCACTTGTCCTTGTCTGTCATGGACTGGAGCCAGATCCACTCGCGGGCTCGGTCCTTTAGAACTTTCAGTGCTGCCTTGGCCACTTCCCTACTCCTTGTTGAACCTACACGTGCAGACCGTGCTCGGTATGCCCATGGCCTGCTTGAAGTCGCAGTAGTGCGCGACTATGATGTATCCAATCAGGGCGATCCACCCTGCCTCGCGAAGCAGGCGCATCACTGCTTTCCGATGGCGAGACGGCCCGCGCCCTTGTCCTTGCCGACCTGAGTGTGCAGCCCGATGTCATCAGCGGCTCTGCGACCCAGCACGGCGTGCAGGCCGTGCTTCAGCTTGGACTTCTTGGCGTGCTTACTCTCGAAGCCCTTGGCTGCCTGCACTGACTCGATCAGGGCCTTCTCGCTGGTGAACAGCGCGGGCAGGTTCAGCGGGTTCTCGCCGCTCCACTGCGGCTTGTCCGCCTGCATGGCGCGTGCTGTCATCTCGTCGAGACGCTCGCACAGCCTGATGAACGCCCCGCGCCGGAAGTCTATCATGTCCTTGTTCTGCGCGCCCCACTGCCGAGCATGATCCTTGGAGAGACGGATCACGGTGCGCACGAGGTACTGACCCATCTCGACGGCCACGACGACGTTGTGCCTGCGGCCGAAGATGGTCCAGTGTCCACCGCCGCGCCCGGGTGCAACGCCCTTGCACATATAGAACCGGCAGACGGCCCAGAACAGACGACGCCGCGCGGGGCTGTTGAACTCGTCCTTCTGCGTGAACATGTCCACGCTATCGTCGTTCTCTGCCCTGACGTTCTCCATCGACAGGTTGTGCCGGGACAGGAGCTCCTGCACCTTGGCCGCGAATGTCGCGGCCTCGTGTTCGTTGGTCGTGCCCTCGGCCTTGGCCATCAGGGCGCGTATGGTCTTGATCAGCTTGTCACTGATGTCGCTCACGTTGGTCTCCACAAGTTTGGGGTTGCAGTTGCACGCCTGCACACTATAGCGCGGGCCGTGTTCCTGTGCCAGCCGAGGCTGGTCACCATTCTTTAGTCCCGGTTCCATCTCCGGTAGGTCCGCGCTTCTTCCTGCCCTCTGCGCGCGGCCTCGCGGCCCTGCTCGTACAGGTCGTGTCGACGGCCGGGTCGGTACGGATTGGTCTGGTATCGCTTCGGAACATCTCCTTCGATCGAAGCGATACCCCAGTTCCACGCCTCCTCCGCAGCGTGACCGCTGGTGGTCATGCGCATGAAGCGCTTGAACTCGCGCGTCGAGTGCTGAGGATCGTACATCATCTCGCGGTGCGTCAGATTGCGCTGTGTCATGGCTGCGCGTGCTCCTGTGCCAGTTCCCTAGCAACGCGCCGCGCCAGATCATCGTCTATCCCAGCGTCGTGCAGTGCGTCGAACGCCAGTGTATAGACTTCGTCGTAGATGGTGTCAGCACTGGCATCTTCTGCCCATTCCGCATTGCGCTCGACGTTGCCACGAGCAATCTCCTTCAGACGCTGCCACTCCGCATCGTCCTGCTTCTTTAGTCGCCTCATCGCCATGTCAGTTCCTCCATGATCTGAGATACTTCACGACCTCGGCACAGAACGCCGAGGACCATTGCGTGTTGTCCATCAGTAGATCGCGACGCTGTCCGGAGGAAAGGATGCCGAGATCCCTCTGCGCCTTCTCAATGATCTCCTTGGCGCGCTCGACGTCCTCTCGCTCTACCGCCACGGCATAACCCTCCATCCGAACGACGCCCAGCGCTCCGGCGTTGGACTACTGTGGCTCCGCATCATGAGACGACGCTTGCCGCGTGCCTCGAGATAGCTCATGGTCTCCTGATCTGCTGGCCAGCACGAGTCGTATCGCAGCATGTCCAGCGGAAACGAGCCAACACCCTCGACGACGAACTCGTAAAGGAAGCGGGGCCGCTCGGTGGCGAGCAGCAGATGCTTCTGAATATTCATGTGATCCTCCAGGGTCGGGGCGGCTTCTGCCGCCCCTGTCCTCGACTTTACTTGCTGCGCTTCACAGCGTGCTTCGCACGGCTGGCGGCTGCGGTCTTCTTGGCGTGCAGCTGCACGATGTCCGCGGACTTCTTCGCTGCGGTCTTCTTGGCCCCCGCCTTGCGCGCCTTCACCTTGGCCGGAACCTTCCGGGACATGATGAGTTCGTACTTGGCCTTGGCGACAGCCGCCTTGCCCTGCAAGAAGCGAACTCGCTTGAGAGCGCGCCGCAGGCGGGGGTCGGCCTTGGTCTCGGATGCGATCGCAGTGTGCAGGGCAGTGAGAGCCTTGATGACGGCGTCGTACTTGGAAGTGGTGGCCATTGGATAGTCTCCTTCGTTGATAAGCGCCGCGCACGCGGCGGATGCGGAAGTGCATCGTGCTGCGGCCGCAGGGGCCGCAGTGTCGATGAACTTCACTTGATAACGCGGATGGACTGATAGTTCTCCCACGCGATGGTGCGGAGCGGATTGCCGCCGCCCCACACTATGAACTGGCAGGAGACGAAGAACTTCGGAGTGTGGCACTGCGACGGTTGCGTGTTGACGCAGTACATGGTGTAGAACGTGATGAACCCGACGATCGTGATGAACTTACCCATTGCTTGGCTCCTTCGTGAAGCGGATCGGAAGCGCGCCTGCGCTGATCCAGTGTGACTTGGTCTCTCCGTCATATCGATAGTAGTACCCGGGCGGATCGTCCGGGCTGTCTCCGTTGTACTCGCCAGTGATCACCACCTTTCTGGTGCCGTGATACAGCGTTGCGCCGACCACGCTCATGACTGCCTCCGCTTGGCCAGCCAAGCAAGATAGGTGTCCTGCTGGCGCGGGTCGACATACCGTGCGGTCTGTGCCGTCAGGTGCCGAAGCGCCTCGCGCTGTGCGATGCGGATGGCCTCTGCAATGATCTCGGCGCGGTTCTTGGTTTCTGCTTCACTCATGAATTGTCTCCTATGTTCGCGATGATGTCGTTGCACTTGTGCCACCTGCCGTCCGCGTGCTGGAAGACAGCGACGCGGGCATGCTCGAACGTCTTGGACTTGGTGCGGTACATGCAGATCTGCACGCCAGCGTACTCGTGCACCTTATCGATGAAGATGGCGCATGATGGATGCGTGCGCTCGATCTCGACCATGAACGCGGCGCGCATGGCCTGAGCGGCGCGGAGCCGGCCGAAGCCAGCCCCGTCGCCCTGTCCTGCTTTCGGGTTCATCATGTTCACTTCTCCACGATGTGAGGAAGAGCCGACTTCATCTCTTCGGCCCATGCCTTGACGTCGGCAGCTGCCTGAGCATGCTGCCCGCGCTTGTACTTCTTGCCGGTGATCCCGGACGCTGCCTGAAGCATCTTGGTCGGTGTCCATGCGCGGTTGGGCACGATGCCCGCCTTTGCGTACAGCGACAGACCGGAAGCGATCGTGAAGGCCCGTATCATCGAGACAGCGTCGGGTCCTGCGAACAGTGTTCCGCCGGTGCTGTGCTTGACATAGCTTTCATTTGACATGCCAGTACTCCATTTCGTGGCTGATGCGGAAGTGCATCACGGAACAGTGCGGACACTGTTCTGCGATACACTGCGGAGAGCCCGGTATATGACCGGGATCTCCGTCAGTGAATTCGGTTACCGTGACACATTGAAGTGGCGGACTATTACGACCAGAAGTAGGAAACCAGCTGCTAGGTGCGGGGGCTAATGCGCTAATGGGGCGCGGCCTAAATGCGTAGCAACTACCTATCTAACCCTTGCTTGGTTGCTGCCGTGTGTCGCGAGCGCGATCGGAACGGACCGGCCACTGAGGGCCCTGAGCAAACCAGATGGAGGCTATCTGGAAGGGTGCTGCCGTGTAGGGGCGTTGGCCGGGCACCAGCCGGTAGGCACAACCTAGCACGCCCCGGGCGGCCCGGCGACGCACTGGTGGACATGGTTAACAGATCACTGCCAAGGGGCGGCCCGGGGCGACCCAATACGCGCATATATAAAGGCTGGAGCAGGAGCGGCCCCAAAGTGGCTACAGGGGCAGCGCCCAGCTGCGCGGGCCGCACCAGCGGCCACTCTATGGTCCGCGCGGACCGTCCTGGGACCCGTGGCGCGGACCCGGGGCGGCCCGACCGGACGTTAACCCTTTCTTAACCACGTTCACAATATCCTCCTAGGCAGGCCCCGGGCAACCCGGGCAGGCTGGTGCCTGCCCCGCCGCGCTGGTGCGGTTGGGATAACGCAAGGGTAGTAGCCAATGGCCATACGAATGTCGGAGAAGGAAGTGCGGCGCTGGATGAAACACGATCAGGCAAGCCGCGATGAGATGCTTGGAATATACTGGGAGGCAACGGAGAAGGGAACACGGCACGCCATGCTGACGGAGGGCATGAGGATTGCACATATCCGGTTCCTTCGTGATCAGCTTCTCGAGTGCATGAAGAAGGGCGAACACCTGTACGTCGAGAAGGGCACACCGAAGCAGGGCAGCAAGCCGATCGTCTGAAAATCTAGGCAGCAAGTAACTCAGGAGCCCGGCCCTTGCCGGGCTTTCTTGCGTCTGAGAACGGATACTTGGCCGTTCCCCACGTCTCGCCATACTCCTCGTCAACGCGCATCGGCACGCTGATTCTGATCGCGTTGCGCATTATCTCACCAATGGCCTGCCCGTCCTTCTCGCGTGTCAGCGAGAACGCGAGCTCATCGTGCATCTGAAGCATCGGTATGAAGCCAGCCCGGGCGCACATGGCCATAGCCTTCTTCGTCTGGCGAGCAGCGGAACCCTGGATCAAGCGGTTCATCGCCTTGCGCGTGTCGGCACGGCGAAGCTTCTTGCCGAACCACGGATGGCCCTTGGTCTCGCAGCGCTCGAGCGCCTCCTCCAGTCGGCAGCTGTTCATGGCGAACTTGTACGCATAGCCGCGCCGCTTCTCCTCACGGTCCAGCCACTTCGGCTCAAAGTCATCGAAGTGCGATCGCGCCTTGTCGATCATGCGGATGTATCCGCGGTCCTCGGCATAGCCCTGACACAGCGCGTTCAGCTGCTTGACGAACGGCATCTCGCCGTCGTACTGCCCCATCACCTGCTCCGCCTCATCAAGCGTCATGCCGGTCATGGCAGCAAACTTCTTGACCCCCGCTCCGTACGCCTTCGCGAAGTTCACGTCCTTGGCGCGGCGTCGAGTGAGACCAGTCATCTCGACCACCAGATTGTGGAAGTCGGTGTTCGGGTCACTCAGGTACTTGGCCACGGCCTCGTCGGCCTTCTTGCAGCCGAGTAGAGCAGCGTAGTGCACGATCAGGCGATACTCCTGCTGCGAGTAGTCCGGAGCGAACCACAGCTGCCCCCTCTCCGGGAGGAACGCCATGCGCAGATACTTCGCGATCATCTCCGTCGTGTGCCAGCCCTCCACCGGGTCCGGCCGAGATGGCATCTGCTGAAGCGGGGGTTCCGAATAGCTGAACCGATGCGAGCGTGTTCCACCGTCCTCAGTCTTGAACTGATTGATGTTGGCGTGTATGCGGCCCTCGTACACTGAGTTCTTGAGATACGCCCTGACGAACTTGGTCGCGGCCTCGTGGCACTGCTTCGCCTCTGCTATCGCCCGGGGCAGCGGATGCTCGGACGCGCGCATCCAGTCCTTGCTGAACTCAGTCTCTACCTCGCCGTCCTCGTCCTCGCCGCGCATGTACTCTTCTTCATCCACACCGTGGACCTGACATGCCTGGATGAGCCATGACTTCTGGCGTATCTCGTCGATGGACACTCTCTGCTTCGTGATGTCGTATATCTTGTTGAGCGCGAATTGATACTGCTTCATGAGCTCGTTCTCGAGCCAGTCCAGCCTCTCCTCGTTGACGCGGACACCACGCTTGCGCATGGCGTGCACCACCGGGATCAATTCCATCTCTAGATCGTAGGCACCTGTCAGGTCCTGCTCCTCGATCTGCGGTACCATCTTCTCGAATGCCAGCAAAGTCGAGCGCGCGTCCTGTTCGGCATACGGTCCCACGTATCTGGCTGGCATCTTGGCGAGATACTTCTTGACGTCGTCGCCCTTGTATCCGAAGCTGAACGCTGCGTCTCGCAGCATTGCCTCGTCCTTGCGCTCTACACCACACCACTCAGCAATGGAGTCCAGGCTGTACGCACTCTTCTGTCCCTTCTTGGCCCTGCGGTTCTCATCAATCATCATGGCCTGACAGCCGATGTCATTGATGAACTCGTAGTCCGGTAGCTCGAGACCGAGGCCGCCGCTGTACTCTCCGGCGTTGAACCATCCTAGATCATATCCCGCGTTGCAGAAGATGCGACGCTGTCCCTTCTTGGCCCTCAGCAGATGCTGGACCCACTTCTTGGCTCGCGAGCGATCGAAGCAGTTCGTGTCCGGATGTTCGATCGGCACGTAGATCGAGCGGACCTCTCCGCCCTGTCTCCATGCCGCTGACACACCGGCTATGTATCCTCCAGCTGAGCGAGAGTTGAACGCCCAGCCCGGTCCTGCTCCTCGTATTATACCATTGTCCAGTTCCTCGCTGTCTATCGCCACGTCCTGGACACGACTGAGGTCTGGCAGTTCCCCCGGCACGACCCAGCTGCTCTCTGGCGTTATCAGGGGCATCTGGCTCGGATCCAGCTTTGTTCTGCGCGGCTTGATGGATCTTGTCTTCATCTGAACAGCTTGTCTAACAGAGGATACCACGCCACGCCGACGTAGATTATGAACGTGTACGTGATGTTGAACACCGTGACACTATTGGTCTTGCTGTGCACGTACAGAGGAATGACGATCGCAAAACCCGCGACCGTCACGTAGTAGTAAGCTCGTACGAGAGCCTCGATGATCATCAGTTGGGCTCACGCGCCCAGTGACTGAAGGTCTCAGACAGCTTGTACTTTCCGTCGCCATCGTCCTGATAGTACATGAACTTGAAGTCCTGCCGACTCTCGTCGTACTCCTTCGAGTTCATCTCACGTATCAGCCTCGGGAAGTTATCGTCGATGCTCTCTGGAACGTGCTGCCTCTTGAGCGCCCAGCGATTGTCTTTTACGTACTCGTAGACATGCGCCAGTTCCCTCGGACAGTGGTGCGCCCCAACTATCGGCTCCAGCTGGTAGACACCAGATGCCCGCACCGTGTAGAACATGTCGGCCACTGCGCCGACCCTGATCTTCAGCGCGTCGTAGTACGGCTGGTCTATCACCCACGGAACGAGGCTCTCGTGCTGCTCGCCACCATCCGGCCCCCGTTCCTCTCCGATATCCCTCGCAACCGTGGCGTCGTCGATGACGTCGGCGGTAGGCGGGGGCTCGGCAGGTGGATAGAACATGGCGCGAACTCGAGCCTCGACCTCCTCTCGAGACAAGCCCTTGTCGTCGGCTATCATCTGATACACGTCGGTTTCTGGCTGGTTGTACGTGGACTCGTATGTCCTGCTCTCAGGTTCTACGACGCCGCGTGATATCATCTCTGCCTCGACGAGAATGAGATATCTGCGAAGATCGCGACACACCGCCAGCACCGTCCCGTCCTCACCCTTGGGCTTCTCCTCGATCTTTGCGAAGATATCCTCGGACGTCAGGCGATCCCTGAGCAACTCCAGGATCATCATGGTCGCTTCGATGCTGCCCGGCAGATCTAACTTGATGCGCTGCCCGTAGTGAACGAAGTTGCGGAACGCGCCGATGGTGCAGTGAATGTTCTCCATCGTCTTGACGTGATCTGGAAACTCCTTCGGAGCCATCATCACGAGCAACCGATCGATGTTGCGCTTGGCCATGAACCACGCGCTGCGACCGCCGCTCAGCTTCCAGCTTCCCTGATACGTCGCCTCCTTGTTCTCCAGCACGGCGCAGTCAGAGAGCGCCACGCTCTCGAGGAAGTTCATGTGGTCCATGTTATGTTCTTGTCGTGCCATACTCTGTCTCCATCTGGGTGCGTGTCTTCATGTAGCGGTGTATCGCCGGGATCAGTGACTCGTGATCCCGGTACTCCTTGGTGTCTCTCATGCCCTCTAGATCGATGAGATTGGCAGACACGGCGTTCATCATGCGATCGATGATCGTGATGGCGTACTTGTTGCCCATGTTGTACTCGCGCCAGCCGTGCTCCCACATCTCGATGTTCTCGCATGCCTTGAACACGTGGCGCTCGAACTGTGAGAGTGGATGCTTCAGCTGAGGAACACCGATTCGCTCGTTCTGCAGCTTCTCCACGATGTTCTCGGCCTTCTGCATCGCAGGCCGGAGCTCGCCGATCATGATCTTGAACGGGTACGGTATGTCGCCGGCCATCTCGCCCATGTCGTGCTTCACCGTGTAGATCAGAATGTGACGTGGCGCTGATGGCCACACCGTTAGAATGATGCGCAGGATCTGCCACGAGTGCTCGCCTACGGACTGCTGATTATGGACCGCCCACGTGTGATAGCGCCGGATTTCTCCTGACGCCCTCGGGTCCTCCGTGAGGTTCATCGGGACCTCGGGTTCGTGCGATGCTCGAACCACTGGATGACAGCCTGTCGCCAGTCCTCGGCCTCGATCATGAACGCCATGTCGCGGGCGGAGTGGCGCATGGCAGACTTCCAGCGATTGTGCGCGATGAAGATCGGCTCCGCGGTATTGCGGAACCATGAGTTCTTGTAGTCGTGCACCGTGGTCTCGACGCCCTCTGTCACGAGGTTCTTCTGCCACTCCATGAACTTCTTGAGATCAGCGTCGAAGAAGTCCCATTCCTTGGCCATGGGCAGCGCTCGGATCTTCAGGCCCTCGTAGGTGCTCAGTGTCGGCTCGGTCCCTACCTTCTCGAGCGTCTCCTCGTACGCGTGATAATTCCAGGACATCTGGTACATCTTGCCGACCAGCACGCCAACCCGGCCTGCCATGTACTCCTGCAAGATGCTGAAGTGAACGGCGTTGGCACCATACGCCCCGAGCACGATATCGTTGCTCCTGCACGAGATGAACATGTCCAGGAATGGCAACGGTTCGTCAGCGAAGACCTCCTTCCGAACCCGGAAGTAGACGTGAGTATTGCACGGCCGATCCTTCCAGACGCCATTCAGGTCGTTGGCTCCGTACTGAATATCGCACTCGCCGACCCTGCATCCCTGCTCGCGGGCATCCCACATCTGCAGAACGCACTGTCTGTCATCGTCCCTGAAGCGGAGGCGCTGAACGATGTGCTCCAGCTGATCGAAGCCCAGCGCCTGTCGCCATCGATGACCATACGCGCCGTGAACGCGGCCGTCCTCCTCGGCGAACCGAGTACCGAAGTCCGTGATGTATCTGTTCAGGGCGCTCACGTCGTCGCGCCCCGACAGCATCCATAGCGACTCGAACAGATGGAAGAACGGATTAGCCCCGCGCTTCTGGTCGAAGAGCACGCGCTGGGTCGGCTTGCGGTACACGCTTGTCACCGGCATCGACATCACGCGCACCGGGCCGTTTCTGCTCGTCTCCCTTCGTCCCTCCGCGCCCATCAGACGCATGCCGCGCCAGTATAGCTCGTTGACGTCCTCACCCTCAATTACGTGCACTTGGTCCTCCTTCCTTGCTCTCCTGAATGATCTGATGCAGCGCTGCCGGAGTGGTCCGCGACATCTTGTCAATGTGCTTCGCGACCGCGTTGATGGTCTTGGTCTCCTGAAGATACAGCGTCTCATCGTAGGACAGCACTGTCACGTGCACCAGCCTCGCGACGATCTGCTCGACCGCGAATGCTATCATCTCCGGACACAGCCCCTCGAAGGTGTCGATCGCGTCGCATACCACCTGCTCAGCGTAGTCTTTTATGACCTGCTGCTTCTCAATGTCATCGATACATCTACACAGCATTGTAGAGCTCCTCTAGGAGCGCTGCCACCAGCGCTCTGTTGTTCTCGTCATTGTACCAGAAATTCCTGCCGCTCGGATGCGGGATCTGCCGCCACGTCGAGCCCCCGATCACCTGCGGATGGAGCAGGAGGCGGGGGTGGCCGAACGCGGCGACTGTGTCAGCGCCGAGGAGGACGATGACACGACCACTTCCGAAGAACTCGCTGTACAGTCTGTCGGCTCCCTCACGAGCCATCTTCTTGTTGAAGATCCTTGCGTTCATGACGTTGCGCCTGTCGAAGCGATCGAGATACTGCTGACGGCGCACGTCAGGCACTCTCGTCTCGAGCATCTTGAACAGGCGATGTCCAGTGCATCCCTCAGGCGCTGGGAACAGAGCATACTTGGGGTCGTCGTGAAGAGGATTGTTCATCCCGATCAGGACCGGTCTCTTGTCTACTTTCTTCATGCTCTTATTCTCGCCTGCCTCGTGTTCCGGTACAAGCAACCCCTGCGGGGCTGTGCATAACTTTTACTTGAGACCCATGAAGATCAGGTTGTCAACGGCTACGCGTCTCTTGTCGTGCTTCAGGCCGAGGTCGTCCATTGCCTTGAAAAGCCTGATGGTCACGCGCCACGCCTGCTCGACCATCATCTGCTGTTGTGTGTCCTGAGGCTCCATGGAGTATTGAATGGCCATCTCCCTCGCGATGGCTGGATCGAGCTCCTGTCTCACGACATTGCGATGCCAGTTCTCCAGCTGCGCTGCCAGAATGATTATGTTCATGTGATGCGCGATCGGTGGAAGGTCTGCAATCTTGATGCTAGTCATCTCAACAACTCCACGAGGCGTTCCATGTGATCAGCGGCGATCCTCGTTTTCTCGGCCGCGTACTGTATCCTCTTCATGCTCATCTTTCGCGTGGCCAGCATGGTCACCAGCTGGAAGCCAGCCTCGCTGTGGACCTTGTGCGCGAGCACGAGCTCCTTCTCAATGTCTACTGGCGAACTCGCGGAGGAAGGATTTGTCTTCTTCCGAGAGGTCTTCTCTGTCGACTGCTCGAGCGACAAGCGCATCTGCCGCTCCGTCACCGTGGACGCGGTCGTAGAAGCGCTTTGCTTTTTCGACGCGACGCCTCTCGTGACGGTTCGTGCTCGTGACGTCCCTCCACGTGGTGTCTTCGCCTTGCTGGCCACGGTTGATCTTCTCCAGTTGTCTCTTGGCATTGACCCTGCGACGCTCCTTGTCGCTGAGCGTTGAGTAGCTCATCTGATAGAGACCTCCATTCCATTCACGATCATGATCTTTTCTCCAGAACCTCTCATGACGAACGCCTCGAATGTCTTGAGCTCCCACTGGAGCGCACCCTCGACGGCGTGCCGCTTCCCATCCTTGGTCTCGATCACTAGTCGCACGTCCTCAGACTGTCCGTTGGCGATCAGCCAGACCCTGAGTGCCTCCACTATCATGGAGAAATTCATGACGTCCTCCACGGCAGGCTCTGGTCGAATGCCTTGCTGAAGTGTCGTATCCTGCAGACCTGGAAGTGCCTCTCTGCCTGTCGATCGAGACACCAGCCCACGATGTACCACTGCGAGCCATCGTGAGGATAATACTTGCTCTCGAGAAACCGAATGCCGGTAGGCACCACGCGCCGTTCCTCGTCATATCCCTCGTGATTGACATAGTCGAATGTCACGACTTTCCCGTCCCAGACGCTCATGTGTCGTCACCTCCTCTACACTCCTTGCAGATCCAGGCAGCCGTGCCCATCTGTGTCGTGTACATGTGACACGAGCGCCATCGACGACAGCACTCGCACTCGATCTCGATCGGAGCCTTCGTGAGCCTGCTCATCGCGGCATCTCCATCACGAAGTAGACGTCGTCTGGCCGCTCAGCGATGGCTGTCTTCATGGCAGCTGACGCCTCCTTGGCCGTGGCGTGAGCCGATAGGAAGCGTGCCAGCACCACCCGGAACGGGAACTCCTTGTCCGGTCTGCGTTGCGTGGCAGCTACCTTCTTCGCAACGGCCTTCTTGTTCACCTTGGGCTTCTTCATCACTTCCTCCCCAGAAGCAGAATGTGCCAGTTGCCGCCGCGAAACAGGACCGTCTCCTCGACGTCCCATCCCAGCTGCCTGATCAGGGCCAAGAACGGACGCTTGGCGTGCTCCGACGTGTTCGACTTCGGCAGGTACTTCTCGCCGAAGCGAATGGTGCACACGATGTTCTTCTTGGCGACGCGGCAGATCTCCTTTACCGTGGCACGCATGCCGTCCTGATCGATCAGGTCCAGAAAGCGCACGCAGATCACCATGTCTGCCGACTTGTCCTTCACCTCTAGGTTCGTGGCAGATCCCTGCTCCAGCTGAATGTGCTTCGCCTTGGCCCCGCGAAGTTTCTTCTTGGCGAGGTCGAGCATCGCCTCGCTGATATCGATGCCGAGCACCGTGCACGATGCCTTCGCATAGTCCTCGAAGAACCGGCCGGTTCCCACTGGAACGTCCAGGACTGTCCTTGGTTTCAGCTCCGCGATCCACGCTCCAACCGTCTCGTTCTCGAGGTTCCAGCGCGCCTGCTTCTTGCGAATGTCCTCGTACGTCTCGGCCTTGCGGCCGCGATACTTCTTGCTCGTCTGCTGCAGACTGACCATCACTCATCTCCATCGTGCGGCCCGAGCCACCGCCTGATCACCTCGAAGCAGGCGTCTCGGTCGCCCACCACTGTCTCGCAGTGAAAGTTCACCGCGTCTCGGTGAACCTTGTCGTACGTCTTCTTGATCGACTTCTCGGCGATCCTGTGCCCACGCTTGCGCACGTCTCTGAGGCACGTGGCCACGTCCGTGTTGAGCACGACGACGCGAACTTCGAACTTCTCAGCCACGAGCTCGTTGACACGAGCCACGCCATCGCTCATGTTCTTCCCCTCCATGATGACGTCGTGGCCAGACCGAGCCGCCCAGCGCGCGATCTCGTATGCCTCGTCAAGCGACTTCAGCGTGTCGATGCCCCCGTTCGCAATCTGGTAGTGACCGGGGGTCACGAGACACTTCCCAGCGACGGTTCGGCCGTGCAGCGTGTACAGCGGCTTGACGCGAGGCGGAGCCATGAGATCGCGATGCTTCGTGTAGAGCGCCACGACGCGTCGCACCAGATGGCTCTTGCCGGAGCCAGATGTTCCCCTGACTGATATGATCATAGCCCTGCCGCCAGCCTCGCCTTGTCCAGTTGGTCCACGAGGCGAATGTAGAAGTCGCCACGGTTCCACTCGCGACGCTGCTCCCTGCCGATGTCCTCGCGATTGGCCATGAAGCGCTTCACGTCGATTGCCTTGCTGACCACGTACGGATCGGGATTGAACCCGGCCTTGCGAAGCATGCTGCCCGACTCTGGCTGGAACACCATCGGCAGTCCCGCGCTCAGCATCTCGTAGAACCGATTGGCCGGCGAGTGGAACTCCTCGCTGGACTTGCGGTCCTCGATGTACAGGCCGAGGCCAAACGAGCCGAGCGCACCGTAGAAGTTCTCGCCGATGGCTCCCATGTGCCGACACAGCGGATACTTCTTGGCGAACTTGTCTACCGGACTACTGATCACAGTCTCGACCGCAGGGCGAGTGAAGTAGCGATCGAACAGCGGCACGCGACTAGACTTGCCGCTCCCGTCGCGGAACGAGCCGTAGTACAGAAGCGTGTCCTTGGCATCGGCGCGCCGCTTCTTGATCTTGCTCTCGCTGTACTGCTGGTCGAACGTCAGCATGTTCCAGTTGACGTAGTGACTGCCGGGCAGCGTGTACCACTTCTCGCACGTGCTCCAGAAGATCGTGCGCTCCTTCCCCTCCTTCTTTCGCGTGACGAACGCCTTGCGGAATGGTGACTCGGCACCAGCATCGTCCTTCGGCGGGATGATGGTGTAGTCGTTCTGGACCCACACCACGCGCTTCGCACCGAGGATCGCTCGAGACAGAGGCTCAAGAACCTTGCTGAACCCATACGCGCCGTTCACTATGATCAGCACGTCTAGGTTCGTCATGTCGCCGATCTCAGCACCGCACACCAGCGGAATGTCAGACATGGTCATGTCGCCGAGTGTCTTCTGCAGCCAGCGCGCTATTCGCACGCTCGCGACCATGCTGTTCTCGCTGATGCGCACGAAACTGAACATCGCGATTTTCTTCTTTCTACCCGCCAATTCTTCCTCCTACCCGCTGAGTGTTTCAGTTGCCGCCCCGACGTACTGTTCCCAGCTGTCGTCAGGTATCTTGAGAATGATGACCCTGAGCCAAGTCCAGTGCAACATCTCGACTGGATTGATCAGCTTGTTCTTGTGATCATCAATCAACTTCAGTGCTTCTTCCTTTGTCATCTCTTGAATTCCCACGTACAGGTCGCCTTGTCGCCCGGGCGAACGTCAGGCTTGTTGTCACAGCGCACGGCGGTTCGGCTGTCCACGAACGTGATCCACCAGCCGTCCGATACCTCCCTAGTGCTGGCGTCCGGCCCCGTGCCTCCGGCCCACTCAGTCCGGAAGCGCTCGACGACGTCCTTCACCGTGCAGACCTGCACGTACTGCGTGATCTTCTCGCTCACTACCTCAGGCACGATACACTCCTCTTGGCTTGCCCTCCTTCAGGCGAACACGCTCGTACTTGTCGAACTCACAGAGCGTGTGCTCCACGTCACGCATCTCCCAGTCCGGCCACTCCTTCTTCGTCATGCCCATGGCCACGCGCATCCGGCTCCAGTGCTCGGCTCTGGAGCTCTCGTCCAGGATCACTACCATGTACTTCAGCATCTCGTCGCGTCCGCTGAACTTCGCGGTCTTGTCGCGGCCCATCACGCGGTTCAGCCCCCGCTTGCACCCGGGACCGGGGGATGCCCACGTGTCGATGTCGTTCGCCTTGTTGAGCAGGAATGTGTGACGCAGGTCAGTCACGATCTCGTACGAGTGGAAGTTGCCGAAGTATGGCTGCTCGCGCAGCCACTCCCAAGCCCCCTCGAGACTGTACTCGTTTCTTCGTGGATTGTCGTTCAGCCAGTGCCGCCAGTCGCTCTTCCTCCAGAAGTTCTGCAGGACCCAGAGCACGCCGTCCAGCTTCGTCATGCCAGCCGGCGAGGAGATGATGTAGGCACCAGTCACGTACGGACCGCGCGGCGTTCTGCTCACCAGCGCGCGCTTCAGCGGCCTGACGTCGCCCCTCGCAGCGAACTCCTCGAAGGCGCCGAAACCCTTCTTGAGATCATTGTCCTGGAACATCGCAACGCCACTCTCGATCCTGTTCAGCATGCGAAACACGACGGTCGCGAGCAGAACGCGCTCGTCCTTGTTCCTGTGCAGCGGCCCGCGAACGTTGTCTGCGAACCACTTGGTTGTCTTGTCCAGCTCCCGGAAGACGTTGGTGAACCGGAAGCGGTAAAGGATAGGATCATCAGTCTCCCACTGCGGTCGCAGTCGCTTGTAGAGATAGATCTGGTGACGGGCCTGCGCGTAGTTGAAGAAGCGACGCAGGCCCTCTCTCGGCAGCTTGATCTCCTTCACTTCTTCCTCCACGCACCGAGGTTCTGCCGACGCCACTCCTGCGCCCGACTGGCCATGTCCCGAGCCTGATCGACCTGCGGCCTGTCAGTCAGTGGTCTCTCGCCCACGAGGATCTGGTACTCGCGGAAGTCTGCCCACTCCATCACGATCCTGTGGAACATTGGATCTCGACCGAGCAGCGTGAAGCGCGGCTCACCGGGCAGTGCCCGGTGATAACAGTCGTTGGGATCGATCTTCGCGGACATGATGTCCTCCTCCAGTTCGAGTTGAGCGAGTGGGTCATTTGGCATCATGCTGATGCCTTGTGTCTGATGATCTCCATTCTGGCCCACGCCAGCCAAGAGTCAACGATGATCGACATCAGACCTCGAACACCGTCCGGCAGTTCTCCCATAGGGGTCTTTTGTCCATCGAGTAATTCCTCCAGGAACTCCTCAACTTTCTGGGGAGTTGTCTTCATCTTGAACCTCGGATCAACGAAGTTCCAATCTGAGTTCATGATGATTTCTACACACTCCTGGACATTTTTCCCGTCTCGTATGTTTATCACACGCTCCCTATCTGCCTCCAGCTTTGTAACCTGACCAGATGGTCGTGATGGCTTCGGCTTCTTGTCTGTGGATGGCAAAGAGGACTTGGATAGTGGGAGCTCGTCACGAAACAACGACCTGATGAAATCCCGCATGGATGTGCCGCCCTCCTGCTCGTTTATCCTCCGCTGAAGCTCGAAGGACGACTCTGCATTGCGATTATAGATTAGGCGGTGAAGAAGTGTCATCGCGTCGATCTCGGTTATCTTTTCTTTTCTGGTCATGTATATAGTCTCCTGTTTGATGGACGATGATTGATGATTGATGTAGTCCTAGACTTTCTCGTTATTCCACCTCCTTTTCTATCCGAGCGGCCCGAGTACCAAGAAGTGAGTTGGATGAACCTCGATCTCGTACCACTCGTCGTTCGTCATCGACCACTTCCCAGCGAGGAAGCAGCCTCCAACTTCCTTCGAGTGCGGGCTGTCGCCAGCACCATCCTGCCAGTACCCCATCCCGTATCCCTCCGTGTTGCAGTCGAGGTCCACGAGCTCTGGGGCCTGCAGAAACAACTCTGCCTGATACTTGTCGCGGAGTTCCTCGATGGGATGCCACGGCAGGATGTCCGGCTTGTTGCCCTTCATCTCCGAGACAGCCATCTCGAATAGTCTCTGGTGATCAGGCCCAACGAGCTCGTCGGGGACACCGCCGAAGTGCAGGATCACCTGACGCCATGTCGTGTCGAGCGCGCGACGGTACACGTTGTTCAGCGGGCGGTTCTGGACCTCCGCCCGCCAGCGCTCGACGGCCCAGATCAAGTGGACGCTTGTCGTCATACCAAGTTACCTCTCAGTTTCTTGTGGCCCATGCTCACGCACAGTACCTGATGCTTGCAGTCGGCAAGCGCGTTGTGATACGTTCCCTGTCGCTTGATCGAGAACGTGTTGAGGCCGGACACTCGATAGATCGTGCGCGTGTCCTGCGCCTCGTGGAAACGCCACGGCTGTTTCTTCCCCAGCGCTCGATAAACCCAGGACAGAAGTGGCTCGTCGAAGTTCGCGCCCTGCGACCAGAACCATCGACCACCGCGACCGAAGAACACCGCGAACTTCTCGACGACCTCCTCGATGGGTAGCTGTCCCTCGGACAACTGCTTGTTCGCGAGCGCGTGCTCCGGCTTGGCCCAGAATGCCACTGTGCCCTCCTCCTTGTACATCTTCAGCTTCTTGCACGAGGTCTCCGTGATGTTGCAGTAGAACTCGTCGCCCAGCTGCCCTGTCTCCGGATCGAAGAACACGGCACCGAGGCTGCGGATCATGGAGCCCGGCGAGGTGCCCCACGTCTCGAGATCTACCATTACGTCGTTCAGCATTTCGTTCTCCTGTTCAGACCCACTGACACTCGTTCTCGGTCTGTGATGCCACTATGGTTAGACGCTGTCGCGCCCGGGTTACTCCGACGTACCAGACTCGCCTCTCGTCGTCGGGGTTCTTGTCGACCTCCTTCGCCGTGCGGTACGCCATCTCTGTCATGAGAACGACGTGGTCCGCCTCAGCGCCCTTGGCCGAGTGAATGGTGGACAAGCGCACGCGAGGCGCATGCCGCAGTTTCTCACCGCGTCGCCGCGCGGCGAGCAGATAGCTCATGTCGGCGCCGGGCAGCCGGTCCAGCGCCTCGTGCCAGATCTTGTTCGGCGTCATGAGAAGGCCGCCGTAGTTGATCAGGTCCTTCATGGAGATCGCGAGCTCCTCGTCATCGCCGAAACCCTGAAGCCCCTTGTATCCGTGCTTCACCTGCACCGTGTCGCCGACCTTCGGGCTGATCATGCTGTACATCGCGCGGGCGTCTCCGAGAAGCACGTGCTTCCCGGCTCGCAACCTCTCCCACGTCTCGGCTGCCCGCAGCGCGTTCATGGGTATCGAGCTCTTGCCGTTCATCTCATACACAATCCCCCGCTCGCGCATGATCGGCTCGACCTGTTCTCGAAGAATGTACTGGTTTCTGGCGAGCACCAGAACGGGGGCCGTCGGGGAGTCGTCGCGCCACTTGTCGTTGACGTCTGCGTCGTCGATCTCGGCCACGCGCTCGATGGTTCCCTTCCCCTTGCGGGCCGCCCACTCCTTCTCTCTGCGATGCCGCAGTCCCATGATGATGCCGGCCGACACGCGCTGTATCTCCTTCGGGCATCGCCATGACTGCCCGAGTACTGACACCGTGCCGTCCATGCTCACGAACGTCTCGATGTCGGCACCAGCCCATCGGTAGATGGCCTGATCATCGTCGCCGGCCACCACCACGCGCCTGACACCGTCCGCCAGCTGGAAGATCACGCGCCACTGAAGATGTGATAGATCCTGCGCCTCGTCGACGAGGAGCACGTCTAGGTTGAGCCTGATGCCGGACGCCACGAACTTGCTGAGCATGTCCGTGTAGTCTATCAGCGCCTTGTCCTTCTTGTAGATGGCCAGCGCCCTCGACACTCGGTCAACCTCGACCCAAGGCAGACCGTCGTCGTCCTCGTCGTACAGGGCGCGGAGCGGTATGCCGCGGATACGCGACAGGTTCTCCATGAACAGAATGCGATCCCCGAGCTCGAAGTTCGACATGATGCCGTCGTTGGACCAAGCCCGACCCGTCACCTCGACGCCCGCGAACTCTGCGAACTCGTTGAGGGCAGGCCCAGCCAGAACCTGAGCCGATCTCAGGCCCAGCTGGCGAAAGCACATGCTGTGAATGGTCTGGAAGTAGGGCAGGTCGTCCTTCTCCAGACCGAAGCGCTTCATGGCTCGCGTCCGAGCCTCCTCCGCTGCGCGCTGAGTGAAGGAGACGTAGCCGATACGGTTCGGCTTCGTCCCCCTCGCCAACTCCTCGTCGAGGATGTTCAGCAGCGTCGTCGTCTTTCCGGTGCCTGGAGGCCCGAGGACGATGTCTGGGAAGAACTCACTCACGCGCACCGCCCCACGCCTTGCCCCAGTCTGCCGTCTGCACGCCCATGTCTGCGAGCACGATCCCCTCGTTCGGGATCACCTGAACCGCGCGGTCGTCCCAGATGGAGTGAGCACGCCAGTCCTTCCAGCACTGAGCCCGAAGGCGCTGACCGATGTACTTCTCCGTGAGGTTCGCGAGTGCGAACTTCATGTCGATGCCGGTGAAGGCCTCTCCAGTGACCTTGCACGTCTGGACCTCTCCGTCGTTCAGTGGCACCCGAGCCGTGAACAGGCGAACCTCGATCCCGGCCTGGAGCCAGCGCTGCACGCGCTGGATCATGGGCTGGATAGGATCACCGAACTGATCCCACTTGACCCACTCAGTGTAGGTGAACAGCGTGCCGTCCACGTCAACGAGGATGTACTCGCCCTCCTTGACATCTGGTAGTATCTCAGCCATGCTTCTTCCTCTCTGCGATGATTGCCTGCACCAGCGGACACTCCACCAGCCTCACGGCCCTCGTTCTCGCGCACAGATCCGTGATGGTCCTGCGCGCATACTCCTCGGCCTCTCGATGAACCTGCTCCATCGAGGACTGGTCCGTCCAGTTCTCCAGCGCGATGTCGAGCTCGACGGTCACCTGAACCTTCGCCCTCACAGATGTCACCATGTCATGAGCCTCCTTATGTCACCCGTGGTGTGAATGGTCACCTCCAGCGGGCGCGGGTCCAGCGCCATCGGCAGAAGCCAGTTGAGATTGCCGATCTGCGGAAACTTCTGGTTCCGCGGGTCGCACCACTCCAGCGTCTCGTTGCTGTCATTGATCGTCGGCGCGATGTACGACCCCGTGATGGTGCACCTGAAGAAGTACACGCGATAGCCCGGGCCGTTCTCGATCGCGAACAGATCCCACTTGTCCGTGTTCAGCTGTGCCTCCTCGTCGAACTCCCGCCTCATGGCATCGTACGCCGTCTCGCCCGGCTCCATCTGACCGCCGATGGCGTTCATGAAGCCCTTCTGCCACGACGGTTGCTCCTTGCGCACGAGCAGGACCATGTCGCGATAGAGCAGAAAGCCCGCCACGTACTGGCGGAAGCCCTCCTCGCCCTCCTTGGGATGCTTCTTTGTCACTGCTGCCTCCTGTGATAAGTGTCATCCATCATCGAGACGCCCGGAAGCCGGTCGTCAACGATATCCGTGTTAACGACGCCCGGCCGGGGCTGATTGACCACGGGCCGCAGGACTGGACGAGCCGGAGGCTCGGGCGGCGAGGCCTGAGTCTCCGGCTCCCGAAGCTGTGCCTCTACCCGCTCAGGCGCAGCCTCGTGTCTGGTCGACTTCTGCCGTCGATAGCGCTGGATACCCATCGACAACTGCGTCGCAGTCTGCTCGAGAAGCGTTCCGAGTGCAACTGCCTCCGCGCTTCTCTCCTCGTACGCCAGCCGTAGCTCGGCGTTCTGTCTCCTCATGATCTCGAGCTCGCCGTCCTTACGCTCGGACAACATCTTCACTAGCTCTAGTTCCTGCCGCGTCGTCTGTAACTCAGACGCGAGCTCGTGAACCTCGTCTCCTAGAAATGTCTTAGACATACCACAAGTCTCCTTCTCAGATTGGCCGCTCCTTCGGAGTCGGCGCGCTAACCTCCGGCATGGCCTGAACCACGTCCGAAGGAACCCAGTGAACATGGACTGTTCGCTTCTTGATCTCCATGGTCTCGAAGTCACCGCCCAGCTTGTCTATCATGTTGACCAGCTGCGGCTTGGTCAGCCCCTTCATGCCCTCTCGCTCCACGAACTTGTGCAGCTTGGACATGACGAAGTAGTGTCGCTTATTCTCCGTGTCCTCCCACGGAGCGCCGCGCAACAGGTCCTCGAGTTTCTCACCGCGCTGCCTGTTCGTCAGGAACGTCTCGAGCAATTCGTGGAACTCACCCTCGCGGCCCACGTCCTTCGATACCTCGATGACCTCCGTCATCTTGGACATCGCCTCCTGTATCACCATCAGCCACTCCCCCTGAGGAATGATGCCGAATGGGTTGTGCAGCACGTTCACCAGAAGCTTCTGGAAACGATCCCACCGCACGAGGTCATCAGTGCTGCACTCCACGTGCGCTCCCTCGACCTCCACGAACCAGATCGGCGGGTCACTGTCCATCTTCTTGATGGAGGTGATGACGGGCAGCACGGCCCCGCTTCCACCGGACACGCCGAACTTGCGCTTGCGGCACAGGATGCTGTCGCAGTACGACCGCATCGGCTCGTCCTTGCACTTGTACTGATAGTCCTTCTTGCGAAGGCTCTTGATGATGCTGTTGACGTTCTCCTGCGGATGGACCGGGACGCAGTACAGCGCGTTCGCTCTCTCGAGCTCCTGCTCCCATTCGTCCGGAAACTTCTTCTTGAAGTACACGCCCATGTGAAAGAGCGTGTTGTTCTGTCCTCCCTGCTTGATGCCCTCCGCGATCAGATGCACGAGGCACGGCGGCCCGTCGCCAAACGGCACCGTCGGGTCATCGTGCTTCGACCCCCGCTTGCCCCGCTTCGATCCCTTTCCAGGGAGCGCAGAGCCGGGGGCCGCGCGAAGGTTTCGCGTCTGGAGCTCGTCGATCTGGGATGGCGACTGCTTTGCCTTCTCCGCGACACGCACGAACTCCGGTAGTCCAATCTCACTGCCGTTCTTGCGGAGGCCCACCTGCCTCTCGATCTTGCCTCCGTACGTGTCGCCGTAGTACGGCATTATCATCCACGATCCCTGATCTCCTCGGTCAGTTAGGAGCGTGGCCTGCTTCGGGAATATCTCGCTGCCCGCTATCCCGAGCGCGGCCGCGAGGTCCCGGAGCAGATCCTGCACCACCTTGGCAGGCGTCACCTCCGCACAGAAGAAGAACAGATGCAGTCCGCCGGACTTCGAGCGGCACGGCACCAGCGGAAGCTTGAGAGCCTCGACCTTCTTGATCAGGTCCGTGAGGTCCTGCCCATATACGTCGTAGTCGATGCTCCCCCAGACTGTGCTGTTGTCCGTTCGTATGGGAACGATGCCGAGAGGCTTCTTGCCCGCGACGTGCTGCTCCCAGTGCTTCTCTGTCGTCGCACCCTTCAGCGTTCTCGCCGAGGGCTTGATGACCCACTTGAGGCTCTCCCCTGTCGGATCGCGCACTGGAGTTCCGTGCGTGCCGTAGTGCGTGTCGTTGCCCTCGAACAACGCCGCAAGTCTCTGCATTGGTGTCATTGTTCAGTCCACAAGTCCGAGAGAAAGTGGGACCGCCCCGAGGGGCGGCCCCGGATAGTGTCGCTCAGACGTGCTCGCTGTCGCGCTGCCCCTTGGCGTTGCTGCCCTGAACATCGCTGCCCTCGTCCACCTGATCACCCGTCATCTGGTCAGACTTGAGGATGCCCTTGGTGAAGTCGGACTCGATCTGCCGCGCCATGCGGTAGACCGCCGGATCGGTGAGCATCGTCGGCTCGCCTCCCTCATCGTCCACGTTCCACATGAACCAGTCGCCCTGATCGTTGGTGCGGAACTGAAGCTTCATGCGATACAGATAGCCGTAGCTTGGCGACTTCATGTCGGTACCCGGAACGCGCTTCCGGTTCATGAGAGTCATCCACGCGCGGCTGGCACCGTGGCCGCTGCCCGACATCGGAATGACGAACGGCAGTGGCGCGTCGAACTCGTCCAGCACGATCACGACGTGCTCGCGGGTCTCGACCACCGAGTTGCCGTTCTTGCGACGCCAGCCCTTCTTCTTGGGGTTCTGCGGGTCGGTCCAGATGAAAGCGTCGCCGGGCTTCTCGTCGTGACGGGCGACGAAGCCGCCGCGGTCAGGAAGCCACTCGATCCAGCACTTGGAGAAGTAGGCCGGAACCACGAGGATGCCGTCGTCACCAGAGACGACCTGCTGAGTGCCGCGGAACCAGATAGATCCGGCCTCCGCACCCTCCACGTAGCTGTCGCCCTTCTTCTGCACCTGCGGACTGTTCGACTGCAGGATGTAGATGAGCGGTACGATGTTGTCCTCGACGGCAGTGGAGACGCCCTTTCCTGCGTCCGCCGCCATCATCTTGGTCATCTCCTCCATGGCGGCCGCGTCCGCGACTGCCCTGCCCTTGTCCGACGTAGTCTGCACCGCCCGTGACTTGGGCGGCGGAGGAGCGGACGCCCGCCCCTTGTTGCTGCTCGTCGCTTGCTTCGCCATCACTTCTTTCCTTTCGTGGTTGTCTTCAGACCCTTCTGTGCCTTCTCGGCCTTGGTCTCCTTCTGCCGAACGACCTGTACGCGCCGCTCGACAGTCGCACCTAGCAGATCGAGGCGAGGCGATTTCTTCTTCACCTCGATCTGGTTCTTCAGCCACGCCGTCAGAGTGTTCCACGGCACGCCGAAACTTGATGAGTAGCTGAACTTCTTGGAAGTCAGCAGCTTCTCGAACTCCTGTCGCCTCTTGGTGTCCTTCAGTCCGAACTGAACCTCGAACGTTGTCTTGAGCAGGTCCGGGTCCTGCTTCTGGATGTACTGAATGGACTTGTTGTAGTTCTCGACCTTCGGGTCAGCTGGCGTCCCGATGTTCGCCTTGTAGTACCAGCCCACGACAGTCTCGTACGGGGGCTCGTTGCCCTCGCCGCTGATGCCGATGTTGTCGACCTTGGCCTGATCGAACAGATCGACCAGTGTCTTGGTCTTCATCTCGTTGATCATGGTGCCGTTCACCGCCAGATCTTCCTCAAGCTTCTCGCGCTGCTTCTCGAGCTTCCTGAGTTCTGCGACGCCCTGCCGAAGTCTGTCAAGCTTGTCCTTCGGTGGTGGTTTCTGTGAGTCCTCTCGCATCATCTCGAGAACTGCGCTGCTCGCCTTCGCCATGCTGTGATCTCCACAAGTACCTGCCGAGGGTTAGCGTGGCAGGGGTTACAAGCATGGCACGGGCCGTGTTCCGTTACCATGGGGTTACTTTGGACTGTGCATAAGTGTCCAAAGCGAGGGCCGCAGCGCCCTTGTGGTCAAGCACTGCGGCCCCGGCCCGGGTGCTCACCAGCCGCCCTTGTCGTGCGCGCACTGCGAAGGACAGTGCCCAAGTTGGCGGGGTAGCAGGCTGAAGGGTGCCACGGCCCGCGTTCCACTACAAGCCGCCCTGTTCATAACTTTCCGGGGGCCGTGGCCCTATCGCGCGCCTCCGCCAGCTAGATGCGCCGGCGAACTTGAACGTTCACGCAGATCATGCGGACACCCCGATAACGAGCAGGATGACCTCACGTGTGCGCTTACGCACGCATCTAGCTGGCAGAGGCGCGCTATGCGAGGCTTGCAACGGAACCGGGGCCGTGGCATCCTTCTTGCCCAACCCCCGCCTGAAGGATCCCAGTGCAGTACGTCTCCAAGACCAAGCCCATGAAGCACCAGACGGCCGCAGCGCTCGCAGCGTTTCACGCGCCAGCTAGGCCGAGCCGTGACGACAATTTCGCGTATCTCATGGACATGGGCACGGGAAAGTCGAAGGTCGTGCTGGACGAGTGGGGAGCGGGGGCCGTGAACAGTGAACTGCCGAACCTTCTAGTGGTCGCGCCAGCTGGCTCGTATCGCAACTGGTTTCAGGGCAAGAACGAGATACAGAAGTCGGAGCTAGACATGCATCTGCCAGACGAGCTCCGCGAGCGCATGCTCGTGAACCACTGGCGGAGCGGCTCGCCTCGCGAGCATCGCGAGAGCCTAGCGGAGTTCCTGCGAACCAAGGACCGACCCCGCGCGCTGTTCGTCAACGTCGAGGCACTGTCCAGCGTCGAGAAGGCGCAGGAGCTCGTGGAGGAATATCTCGAGGGCGGCAGAACCTACATGGCGGTCGACGAGAGCACGACCATAAAGAGCCCGGACAGTCTGCGCGGGCGGTACATCACGAACGTCGGGCAGCGCGCCAGCTGCCGTCGCATCCTGACAGGTCTGCTGACGCCACGCTCCCCGCTGGACGCGTGGGGTCAGTTCAATTTCCTGGACTGGCGCATCCTCGGCTCGCCGAGCTACTTCGGGTTCAAGCGTCGCTTCGCGATCACGAAGAAGATGCTGGTGGACGCGGACTACGACGACAATCGCGAGCCGATCGAGGGAACCGGCCGGAAGATAGAGGTCGTTGTCGGCTATCGCAATCTCGAGGAGCTCCACGAGCGGATCTCGAGGTACAGCTACCGGGTACTGAAGGAGGATTGTCTCGATCTCGCGCCGAAGATATTCCTGACGAGAGAGGTCGAGCACACCAAGGAGCAGGCGCGGATGTACGCGGAGCTCCGGGCCAATGCGACGACGGCCATCATGCGTGGCGAGCTAGAGGAGAGCTACGTCTCCGTCGACATGATGCTCCAGATGATGATCCGGCTGCACCAGATCAATCTGGGATACGCGGTGAATGATGATGGCGACATACGCGACCTGCCAGAGAATCGCACCGACCAGATCATCGAGATCCTGGACGAGCACGACGGCAAGACTGTGATATGGTCACCGTTCATTCATCGGATAGAGGTACTGGCTGAGAAGTTGAGGAAGGAGTATGGCCCCAAGTCCGTTGCAATGTTCTACGGACAGAACAGGAGCACGCGCCACTTGGACGAGGCGCGGTTCATCGACGACCCCGAGTGCAAGATAATGATTGCCTCGCAGGCGGCCGGAGGTCGTGGAAACACTTGGGTCTGTGCGAACCTGAATATCTATGACAGCAATAACTATGACCTAGAGCAGCGTCAGCAGAGCGAGGATCGAACCCACCGAAAGGGGCAGCTGCGAAAGGTGACATACGTGGACCTGATGACGCCGGACACCGTGGACTATCGGTTCGTGCACGCGCTCCGGAACAAGTACGACATGGCGACGCAGATCACTGGAGAGCGCATGCGTGCGTGGATATAGCGGTGCAACCTGTAGTGCCCCGCCCGGGTGCCACTGGTATTTAGGTGTTCCCCGCCAGCATGCCCTAGAACGCCATTAGCGGACCGCTGGATGGCCCTGCCCAGTTTTGGCTACCACCCTAGCGCCCCGGGGGCCGCCAGCGCACCAGCGCCCGGCCGCCCGGGGCTGGCGGGGCGCGCAAACCCGGGCCGGGCAGCTGCCCGGGCAGGGCAGGGGCCGCCCGCGCCCGGGCCGCAGGCGCGGCCACTGGAGGCCGCGACAGCGCCGCGCCTAGCTGTCCGCTCCGATGTTGAACGTGACGGAGCCACTGAGAAACTTCACGCTCGATCCGATGGCGACAGTGATCGGACCGCCCGCCACTGCTCGAGACGCGTACATGTGACCGGCCGAGGCGTCGTCGAACAGCGCGAAGTGAGAGATGTTGACCGGCCCCGTCTCCGACAGACCCCAGTCAACGTCGATGTTGGACGTCAGCAGATGCAGCGCTCCGGACGCCAGTGCAGCGAACGTGATGGACTGCCGCTTGCCCGCGCTCTTGACGGAGGCCCCGACCTCGGTGCCCGTGGTCTTCGGGTTGCCGTTGAACAGCCCGAGAAAGAGTGTCGTCGGCCGTGACGGCATGTCGGCCTGATTGTTCAGCCAGCGAAGCGTGATATTGCCGAAGTATGGAGTGAGATCAGAAGCCATGGTGCGCCCTCAGTAGTAGTGGAAGATAACTGGAATGCTGGTGAACGCTGCGGCAAAGATGCTCGCGTAGATCCACACGCGACCCTTCCAGTCCGGCGGCGTGAAGATGTAGATGCCCCGGAGAAGTCCGAGACAGAAGATTGTGCCTGCGACGAGATAACTGATGGTGTCGAACATGGTCGTCGCCGCGAACATGCCGACACCGGCCGTTGTCTGTGCCAGAGTATCGTCAATGTGGATGACATGCACGTGCAGACCATAGACGTATGTCTTCCACACGCTGAACGTCCGGTACGCCTCGGCACCGAACACCCAGAAGAGAACGCACGCAGTTGGAACACCGGGCAGTCCAGCCCAGCGCTGATAGTTGGCAGGACCAGACGTGGCCCAAGTGTCCCACAGAAACACCGAGATCATGATCGTCAGGGTGAACAGCAGAATGAAAGCCACACCATTGATACACTCACGCATGAACGCTTGATGATTGACAATGAAGTCGATCACTTCAGTTCCTCTCGACGAATGGCCATCCGCTCAAAATCAGCGAATGAGTTTGTCCTGGACTTGGCTATCTGGATGGACCGCCGCAGGGCCTCGTTGCCACGCGACCGTCTTGCAATTGATCTTTGTACTCTCTCGACAATCTTGCCCACGTCGTGGGCCATGTCGTCTGTCTCTGCATTGAGGTATTCATCGCGGGTGGCATGTGTGACGCGAAACATCGCGAGGAACCTTTCCAATTGCCTGATCATATCTTGCGCCTTCTACTGACGGTTGTTACCTGCCCCAGCAAGTTGCGCATTTCAACGACCTGAGCCTGTCCCGCCCCACGAATGGCATCTGCCATCTTGTTGGACATGTCGTCTATGGACTTTCTCACGTCGCTCACGTACTGCAGTGAGAGAGTTCTGTTCTCCATCACGGCAGCGTTCAAGGCACGGATAGCATCAGCCATGCTCTCCACCGCCTTCGCACTGGCGGCATTGTGATCCTTGATGTTATCATACTGCGCAAGGATCGATACCTTGAGTAACTCGAACGCCTGCGCCTGCTTCTCGAGCAGACGCGCCTGTTCCTCCGTCAGTTCGTTTCTCTCGTCAGTGACTTTCAGCATGTCGGTGAGAACCTTGCCGGTGTCACTGAGCGTCTTGTTCAAGGTGTCCCGCTCCTGCAGTCGGTATCCATAGATCTTGTCTGCGCGGGCCTGCATCTGTCTGATGTAGGCTATGGACGCGGCCTGCGTCCCGCATAGAACGAAGATTATGGCTCCCGGCAAGCCGAGACCCTCCAGTATGTGGACGATCCACTCAGGGATCATTGGTATCACCTCTTGGGCGTGAAGCCCGAACAGTGCAGTGATTGACCATACTGATTGTGAGCAAGGATCTCACGAGCAGTGATGTCTGTGAACTGATCATCCTTCGACACCCTGATGGCTGACCATCCGGTGCAGACGCCTCCACCACAGCCCGCGAGACTAGTCGCGACGCCACTTATCAAGATCAGTCTTAACAGTCTTCGGGTCCATCTTCGCGACATTGTCGTCAACCTCCTTTCGCTTCTTGAGCGCGTCTGCGTCACGCTGCCTCTCGCGCTCCTCCTCGTCGTGACTGCCCTTGTATCTTCCTCCCACGTATGCGAGGAATATCGCAGCGATGCCGCCGAGCAGCCACTTGAGCCAGCCCGGCAGAATGTTCCACAGCGGTATCAGCACTGGCGAGAAGAAGTAGAACAGCGCGCCAGCGCCGAGCACCGCAACGACAACGTATACCCAGACGGGTATGTGGTCGACGATGAAGTTCCAGATCATGCTGCCTTCTTAACCTCCGTATCCCCCGCCGTGCGTCCGCTCTGCGTCACGGTTCCCGGAGCGATGTTGCCGGTCGCCGATCCCTGAGCGGTCGGGTCGACGTAGTGCGCCTTCACCTCGTCCGGAACGATGTCGTTCTGGTTCGCGCCCTGAACGGGGGCTAGGTTGAGGGCGTCGGTGAGTTCGGCGTTCTTCTTGCGAGCGTACCACGACCAGAGCAGTCCGCCGCCCGTGAGCAGTGCGCCCGCGACCACGATGCCGATCAGGACCTGATCGACGAGGTGCGAGTTGCCCTGAAGCGGCTGAAGTGTGGACTGGATGGTCGTCAGCGTCGTCGTGACGGCACCGCCCGCCGAGGTCGCGTCCGCTGGAGCAGTCGAGACAAGTGGCTTCGCGTCCACAAGCGTCGCCTTCTTGTTCATGTTCGGAGACCAGACGACCTCCGGACCCACGGAGCCCGATGCCCAAGCCTGACCGATCTTCTTCAGCTGGTTGACGCGGCTCGTCCAGCCATTGCCGAAGTGGTAGAACGTCTTCAGGCCCTGAAGGAACGCCATGCGCCGCGCGAGAATGTTGGCGACCAGAGCATCATCGTCGTTGTAGTTGTAGATGGCCTGCATCGTGACGTCGCCCAGCACGCCGTCCGGGTTTAGACCAAGAGCGCGCTGTACCCACTTGATGGACTGGCCAGGACCAGAGTTGATGGCACCGTCGGCAACGACGACGTCGATGCCGGGAGGGAGCTCGTCGAACCTGATCTTCTGACCGTAGTTCTGCCAGTAGATCGCGTCGCGCTCCGCGTCCGTCATCGTGAAGACGTCGCGGTTTGGCTTGCCGTTCTTCTTGAGCCAAGCCGAGAACTCACGCTGGATCACACCCTGATTGGTGCGACCGCCCGGATCGATTGGGTCGTCGTCCTTGCCACCCTCGAACCTCAACTCGATCTTCATCGCGTCAGCCCAAGAGTGCTGCTTTCCGTGGCTATCCACTTGTGTCATGTCTTTCGTCCTGTGCTGATGACCATCTGCTGAGGGATGATCAGTGGTGAGAAGCTGCCGAAGCCGTCCAGCGCGTCGCTGTCGCCATCGCTGAAATCTGCGGACAATGTGAAGTTGGCCGTCACCGCTAGTGTGCCGGACATCGCGTCGTCGTCACTGTCGCTGAAGTGTATCTGGTTCGGACTGCCCGCCACGACAGTGGGCGAGCCAGACATCGTGTCGTCGAAGTTGTCCGAAAAGCCGCCGGACAAGGACACGCCGACATCCTGCGAGTCCAGGACGTTGAACATGATCTGATACAGATTGATGGCACCGAACGCCGGACCACTCTCGAGCACCATGCGCCAGTGCTGTATGCCGTCACCGATCGCCGGATCCCCGACCAGCCCGAAGCCGTCCGTGGTCGGAGCGACCATGTACGTGCAGGCTTCTCGGAAGTGCCACGAGGGACCGACCTGAGCGTAGGTCGAACCGTCAGTGGAGATCTCCCAGTGCCACTTCCCGAAGACCGTTGGGTTGCCGCCAGAGTCGAAGGCCTCCTGCGCGTTGGAGTCGACCTGGAACAGAACGTGATTGATCACGACCTTTCGTGGGAACGTGAACTCGATGTAGGCACCGACTGTGGACATCGGCGTCCCGGCATTCAGTCCTGTCCCGATCTGAGACACGGTGTACGTGTGACCACCGGAGTCTATCGTCAGGTTGTCTCCGTCGAACAGCGCGTCCGCAGGATCGAAGTACGGAGCGCTCGGTCCGCGGAACACCCAGCCCGGCCCGAGTGAGAAGCCAACCTGCTTCTCTGGTCGTCCATTAGTCGATCGTCTGTCACCACCATCGAGCACTGAGTGAGCAACCTTGACGCGAAGCTCTGAGCCGAACTTGGACTCACCACTGAACGTAGAGGCACCGACCCACACGAACTCATAGTGCGGCCACAATATTGGATTTCGCGGAGTGATCTGATACTCCGTGAAATTCATGCCGTGATACTGCGGGTCTGTGAGAACAGACGTCTCTGTCTCTGCAGGCGAGAAGGCGTCGAACTCTATCGCATACGAGTCATTGCTGATCTCGCCGACGCCCACACCACCGACAAACTTGAAGCGACTGGTGTCCTGCAGATCGAGTGTCTCCGGACCAACGAGCGCCAGACCACGAACCTCGATGCCCCACACTCCGGTATCAAACCAGTGTGCCCAGTTTGCAGGTTGAGATCCACCGCCGAACGTGAAGCCGTTGCCTCCGGAGTACGCTGCGTCGTACAGTTGAGAGACAGGAGTGCTGCCAGCCTTCCCGTATATGCCAACGGTCATGAGACCATTGGCCACGCGATCTCCCTGTGACCAGATGCTGTCCCAGTCCGCCTCGAGATATCGCTTCGCCGGCGATATGTTGGCGGCGATCTCGAAGATCTGGTGTCCGTCGACCACCGATATGGGGCCACCCTCGCCGGCGATCAACGACACAGTTGCCGTGAGCGTCTGCCCGGGTACGCTCGTCAGGAACTGGCCAGAGATGATGGACGCAGTCACTGTCACCGTGTCGCCAGACACTGAGACGCCGCCAGTAGGCGGACCCGTGTCGCCGGGACCGGCAAACGCGAACGCCAGAAGACCCCAGTCTGCAACGGAGCTACCGAACGTCAGGGTCTGCGAGGTGCTGGCGCTCGACGGATCCGGGTACTGTCTGGCGAAGCCAAGCTGAGACTTCTTCGTGTTCGTGAAGGACGGACCAGCCATGTAGAGAAGGGAACCGTTCGCAACGCCAACCGATCCCGTGTTCCCAGTGGACGAGTTACCAGACAGGACGTAGGTCTGACCAGCACCGTCAGTCGTCATGGAGACGGTGGGAGCACTCGTGGTGCCGCCAGTCACTGATGCAGACTGAACTCCCGCCTGATCGAACGGATTGTCCGGGTCCTGCAGATTGCGCATCGTGAACGCGACCATGACGCCCGCGTCATTGTTCGGACTCCAAGCGACGGTAATTCTACCGTCCTTGATCTGCGTCGTGATCTTCTTGTACCAGACCTCCAGGGTCTGGGTCGTCGACGATCCAGTCCACTTCTCAAACGCATATTGAGCTAGGGTGTTCGAGCCCGTCCCCGTGACACTAGTCGCTCCGAACGCCGTCAGGCTGTTGGACACCGCGTGCAGAACAACGACCAGAACGTCGTTGACATCAGCAGAGAAGAACCCACGATTGGTGCTGCTCGCACCATTGAAGAGGAAGTCCTGCATGAAACCAATGTTCATGCAGGAGTTGCCGGAGTCCGCAGTGTTCCAGTCGGAGAAGCCCGAGGGCGCAGTCTGCGCCCAGCTGCCGGAGTCCGAGACGATATCGACCGTGCACGCATTCTGCAGGAACGCGTGAGGGTCTAGAGCAGGACGCTCCGGGATAGCGATGCCACCAGTCCCAGTCGCTGGGTTGGCCGTGCCAGATCCGTTCCAGTTTCCATTGTCGATCCTGACCCACAGCAGATTGTTGTCGAGATCAACAGCGAAGCAGACCGTGTGACCAGCGACAGTTCCGAGACTCATGCCACTACCGGAGCCCCACGTCGACAAGTACGTGCCGCTGCTCTGGAACCGTATCGCGAAGAACGTGTTGTCGTCCGACACCATCGCCGAGCAGCCGAAGCCGACAGTGAAGGTCGTGCCGCTCAGGTTCTGAAATTCGATATAGCGCTTGCCCTTGTCGCGGGGCGAGTTCGCGCGGATCTGGTTGTTGCCGGACGAGGTGGTGGCGGTCTTGTTGCTGTTGGATAGCGTGATGCCAGCAGACTTGTGAAACGTAGACCAAGAGATCGTCATGTCCAGCTGAACCTTACTCTGCCGCTCGCACCAGCACCGTTGCCCGAACCGCTCGTGTCTGTCACGCCCGCTCCCACCGAGAAGGCGACAGGATCACCATTCGCGGGACCATCCACACCCTTCGTCAGCACGTGCTTCACGTAAGCACCGCCTCCGCCTCCGGGCTGCTTCGCCTGAGACGGAGAACCCGATATGTGCTGCGTCTGAAACGCCGAGCCAGATCCACCGCCGCCCGGAGCAGCGCCGGAGATCCCTGAGTTGAAGTACCCGCCAACGATCGACGGGCTGGAGACTGCTGATCCACCCGCGCCTCCGTGAGGAGACGAGCCGCCAGCGCCGGTCACGCCGCTGGCATCAGTCGTGGGAGACGGCGTGCCACCAGCCTGACCGTTCGTGTTCTCTGTGTTGCCGCCAGACGCGACACCGCCCGCACCGCCAGCGCCAGAGTTGAACACGTTCGACGTGGACTTCTTTCCTCCGCCAGCCGTAAGGCTGTACGTGGTGCACGTCGTGTCGTGACCGTCAGCGCCCAGCGACGTCAGACCACCAGTGGCACCAGATCCCCAGAGCTCGATGATGAACTTGTCAGTGTACGACCCGTCACTTGGAGCATTGAACGTTCCAGCGTGCGAGTTGAACTGCTGGAAATTCGGACCACTGTCGTCCAGAGTGCCCGGATCCGTGCCGCCCGGAGGACCATCCTCTGGTCTGCTGGATCGTTGTAACAACCGATAGTATCGCTTGTTGATGCCCGTGGCCGTCAGGTCTGTCAGGAGAACATGGTTCGACACCATCTCCTCCTGCGTGTACTGCCCGAACAGGATGTCCCCCGCTTGCAGCGTGTCGGCAGGAGATGTCGCTGGGTTGTCTGATCCAATCAGCACGGCGGCCCCGATCGTCAGCGCAGTCTCGACCTCGATGATGAACGCGTTCATGTGAACGGGGGTGCCGAAGTCTAGCTCGAGCGCCGCGAATGAGTGCCCGACGTTGAGCGCACCACCGGCCACGAACGGATCAGGATACGTGCGAAGGTCGGTCGCGAGCGGAGCCCAGCCCGTGACCTCGTCGCCGTCGACCATGTTGGCGACAACGCCTGTCTTCGTAGAGAAGCCGAACTGCTTGACGATTGGCATCAGAGATCCTGACGAACGCCGCGGATTGTGAGGCTGAGAGACTTGGCCGTGCTGTCGAGCGCGGGCGGCGGAACGCCGAGGAAGTCTCCCTCGACGAACGCGACCGCTGCCGAGAACGTGAACGTGCCGCTGGTGTGGCCGGCGAGGATCGTGCCGGTGCCGATGGTGGTGCTCTCCTTCTTCAGCGTCACCGTGAAGTCAGCGGTCGGCGCAGTGCGGAGCTCGATGACGCTGTCCGTTAGACCGGCGGGCAGGGTCACGGCGCGCGTGAAGGTGTGACCAAACATGAAGTCGCCACTGTCCACACCACGGCCGGGAACTCCGGGCCAGTAGAACGCGAGGTCGTAGATCGACGAGTCCTCTCCGAACACCAGCTGATAGAGTGGATCACCGAAGGTCGGCGAGCCGCTGTCCTCGTCGACGGCGTTGGGATCGAAGATGGCCGGACTGTCGGGACTGGTGTGGTTGATCAGCACCATGTACAGGCCCTGATGCGGAACCGTGAAGAAGTCCAGCTTCTTGTAGGGAAACGCATTGACCCAGTTGCCGAGCAGACGGAACGTCGCGATCGGAAGCTGGAACGGTCCTATGTGCGAGCCGTCGCTCATGTTGAGCGTGGCCTGAGAGCCATCCTCGTCCGACACCGTGATGTCCACGATGCTGACAGCAGTCGGCGGATGCTCCTCGAGATCGAGGACGCGCGTGTGAAGCGTCCAGATGTCGTTGTCTGCTTGAGACGACGTCAGCTTCCCGCCGGTGCCAGCGCCAGTTCCGGCTCCCCATTTCGTGTTGTCCGTAGTTCTGAAGTCCAGTCCTGCGACCATCTATCTTCCCCTATGTGCCCGGAGCATTCTTGATGACACCCTTCTGGATGACCTCAGTGTTGTCCGTATTCGTGTTGCCCTGGAACTTCAGCGAGATCTTCGCACCAGTCTTCGGGTCTCGACCTTGATAGGCCGTCATCTGCTCGGTGTCGATGAACTGCGAAGTGTCGTCCGGATTGTGCACGCGCACCGTGTCTGTCGTGCGCTGCGTCTCGTTGAAGTTCGCGGGCTTCACCGTCGACTGATCCTGTGCGGAGAAGTCGAACAGCGTGGCACCGGAGCGGCCCCACGTGACGCCCGGATTATCGATTATCTTTGGCGTCGCGAGCAGCTGCGTCGGCACGCCCGGTCGAATGGGCGTCAGCTGTGTCGGTCGTACGACGAACTCGAGATGGTTAGGCATTGCTCGCGGCCTCCAAGTCTATCTGCTTCACGACGATCAGATCAGACACACTGATCACGACCTCGTGTTGGAACGGACCGCCCTCCATGGGCACCATCTTCGCAGTGATGGTTGTCGGGTTCGCCTGAAGAATGGCGTCCACGGCACTCTGGTCGTTCAGCGGTGCCTCCGCCAGCGGCGCGAGAAGTTCTCGCTGAGTGCCCGGGCCGTTGGCCAGTGTCATCTCTATCAGCGAGTTCTGCACCGTCAGTCCGTGCAGGAAGTCGACGCCGTCGTCGAACTCCGCGAACTGCGGCATGGTCCACAGAATGTCGGACGTGCCCGTCAGCAGAAGCTGCTGATTGACGCGCTCCTGCCAGTCATCCTCGACCCAGTCGTCCTCGACCCACGTCGGGTCGCCGGCAGTAGCGGAGTACGTGCCGCCCTTGCCGACGGCGCTCGCGATCGTGATGGTGGTGGTTGCCTCGCCCTGATCACCATCGAGTGTCATCTCATACCCGATGATCTTGCCAGCTGCCTGTCCGCCCGGAAGGCGATGGTCGTGAAACAGACCGTTCTTGGTCAGGTCGCACAGCCGCAGCGCATCCAGCATCGGCATCGTGATCTGCGTCTCGACTGCACGCGACCGTGTAATCAGGTTCGCGCGCGCGAGAAGAAGCAGATGCTCAACGGAGTGCATGCCGCGCGGAGTATGCACGTAGTCGCGGCGGCGAACGTCTCCGATCGGTATGGCCATGTCCACGACACCGTCGCTCGGGTCACTGACCTTGTTCGCCGAGAGCGTGATGACCATCGACTCGTCCTCACCGGGCAGCGTGACGATGTCCTGCTGATCAGTCTGCAGCGTGAACGTGACGACCTGACCGAACTCACGATTGGCAGCGTACTCCACCGTCAGTTCCGGCACCGCGTATCCCAGCGACGCGATGATGATCTCGTACTGGAAGTCCACGCTGGCGTCACCGACACCAGACACCACCTGCCCGATGGTATAAACCGGGAAGAAGATAGAGCCCTCGGCCAGTGACGGCGTGGTGTTCTGCCACGTGAAGATGACAGGGACCTTGACCTGAGGCTGCGCTCCGGACACGTCTGTCATGGAGCCAGACACCACGTCCCAACCAGAGCCGAACTTGTCGCCCTGCTGCGGCCAATCACTGATCAGGCCGCTCATGGTGAACGACGTTGGGATCGGATCAGGCAGAAACAACTCCCGCACCTTGCCGGTCAGGTCCAGACCACCAGCATCGCTCTGAGACCACGGAATGGTCGCGATCATCTGCACGCTCCGGAGTGGCGTGCTGTTCAGCGTGACAGACATGTTGTCGTAGAAGTGCTGGTTCTCCTGGACTTCTTCGACACCGTTCTCACCGATCAGCACGTCCGACGCAGTAACAACATGCGTCACTGGATGGATGTGCCAGAGCTTGGAGTACGCCTCCAGCACCACATCCGGGTCATCCCAGCTGTCTGGCGACACGAATATGGGATCCCAGTACGGCAGGACCTTCATGGTGTTCGCGAGAGTAGTCTTCTGCGCCACAAAGTTGGACGGTCGAGCCGTGAAGTCCAGCTGCACGAGAGTGTCGAACAGGTTCGTGGGAACACCGATGAGACGACCCTTGCAGATCGCCCGCACCACTGAGCCGTCAAAGATCGACAGATAGGCCCAGCGCTTGCGGCTCGGGTTCAGTAGACCGATGCGCGGGTTCCTGATCGTGGCTGAGAAGCCAGCGAAGTCACCCTCCTGCTGGGACTGCCTGAAGCTGAAGACCCACTCGTCCATGCGATCGTGCACCGACGCATCAAACGTGTCGGTCTCGTTGATCCACGCGAAGAATATCTGTCCAGGAAACACTCAGACCTCCTCGAGATCGAGCGACCAGCTGACGGCAGCCCCATACTCGTCTTCATCAATGTTCCACGATATCACATTCATGATCAGTCGTGGCCGATAGTACACGTGCGCACCCTCATCGAACTCCGATCCAGGAACGACAGTGCGGCCGGGCGTCGCACCGTCGCTCCTGGATAGCCGAGCGATGCAGTCAACACTGACCTGCATGCCGGGATAGACACCATCGAAGTTCGGCGGTGCCTGATCGTCCCCAGTGATCGTAGACTTGTACTTGCGAAATCCTGCGAACGAGATATCCTTCAGCGTGCCGTCCACCATGCGCTTCGGCTGCGACGCCTGATCGATGAGCGTGAGAGTCTGCTTCAGGCCACGCGCCGAGTATGGATTGACGCCCATGCCCACGATGCGGAGCAGCGTGTGAGCATTGGGCGCGGTCGGATCGTATACCGACGGATCTAGCGATGGATCGGACACGTCAGTTTCTCCTGTTGCCGACCCACGAGGGCTTGCGCCCTGCGGATCGGTTCTGCTTCGCTACCGCGTACTTCGTCAGCTTGTTCCCGACGTCCTCCGGCATCAGCAGTCCCTCGAACGTGTCGTTTCCGATCGTGAGGTTCAGCGCCCGCAGGCCCGCGCTTCCGCTGACGGCACCACCCCCGGCGAAGGCGACGCGAGGAGCGGGGGCCACGAACCCTCCGCCGAAGCTGAACCCGCGAATGTCGAGAAGACCTCTGTTGACCGCGTGCATGAAGCCCAGCCCGTACTTCTTCACTGCTCGAGCGCGCATGACCCACTCGCCGTCGGACAACCACGCCGGGATCTTGTCTCCGGTCGGACCACCCGGGCCGCGAATGTGTCCGCCCTCCGCAGCGAACGTGGCTGACTGACCGACAGTGCCGCCTCCGCCGGAGCCGCTGTCGCTTCCGAAGAACGCACCGATCGCCTTGATCGCGTCTAGCACCGGCTGCAGAACGCTGAGAACAGAGTTGACGAACTTGGTGGTGGCGTCCTTCGCAGCGTTCCACGCGTCCGTGAACGCCTGAATGACGGAGTTCTTGATGTTATCCCAGACAGACTGGAGCGTGGCGGGAAGCGCCTGAAAGAACGTGACCACGGCGTTCCACGCGTCGATCACGCCCTGCGCGATGGCACCGACGCTCGACGTGATGAAAGTCCATGCCTGACCGATCAGCGTCTGGATGCCGGTGCTCAGGTTCTGGAAGAACGTCAGCACGCCGTTCCACGCTGCCACGACGAGAGCCGCCGCAGCGGAGGCCGCGCTCTGGATGCCATCCCACGCGGCGCTCAGCACGTCCCCGATGTTCGTGGCCAGCGTCTTGAAGAAGTCGACAGTGGCGTTCCACGCATCGATGACGGCCTGCGTTGCGGCCTGATTGGTCGCGGAGATCAGCTGCCACGCTGCCACGAAGAATGCGACGACGGCGGCCGTCACGATCTTCGCGTTGTTGAGGAAGTTGGTGAAGAACGCGATGACGTCAGTGATCGCCTGCGAGGCCGCAGCTGCGAACGCCTTCCAGTCGATGTTCTTGATGATGAAGAACAGTGCCACGCCCAGCGCAGCCACTGCGATCGCAGCCGCGCCGAACGAGACCCCGAGCGTGGTCGCGACGATCTCCGTGAGCGTCACGAGCAGAGGGATGCCGGACTTGAGGATGCTGAAGAAGGTCTTGAAGGCACCACCAGCCGTGGACACTGACACGCCGAACTTGATGACCTGAGCAGACAACTTGCCACCGCCGAGCAGCGTGCTGACAATAGTGATCGCCTCGCCGAGCACGCCGAAGGACGCCTTGCCGACAGCACCGAAAAGGCGGAGCAGCGTGGTCAGCAGACGGATGGAGCCAGTCACCTGAGCCAGAAGTGCTATGATGATGATCGAGCCAGCCGTCAGCTGAGTCCCGAACACGGCATTGATCGTGGAGGCGAGCCCGTTGAAGAACCCGATGACCTTCGTGATGGCTGGGACGAGCGTGTTGTTGAAGAAGTCGATGACGCTCGGAGCCGCCGCGATGATGCCGTCGAACACGGCCGCAGCTGCCTTGCCGATGTTCGTAAGGAACAGCTGAAGCTGAGGACCGTTGTTCGCGATCAGCTGCTGGATCTTGTTCGACGCGTCAACGAAGAACTTGTTGATGGCTCCGAGATTGGCTCCGATGACGGAGTTGATCTGGTCCACGAGACCAGCCAGTGCCGGTCCGAAGTTCTGTATGAACGACTGCTTGATCTGATTGACGGTGTTGCCGAAGTTCAGCAGCGACGTCAGGAGCGGACCACCAAGCGTATCGATCAGCTGATTGAACGCCTCGCGGTCCTTCAGTGACTTCTGCAGATCGTCATTCGCCTTCTTCACAGCCTCCTGCGCGGCGGCCGTCTGCGCAGCCGTCCTCTGCTGCTCGTCGAAGTCCTTGTTCAGCTGCTGAAGAGCCTGGAAGTACTGGACCCACGTGATCTTCCCGGCGAGCGCGTCCTGCTGAAGCTTCCGCTGAGCCGCGTCGAGATTGATGTACGCCTGCTGCTGAGTGAGTGACGCGTTGTTCGCGTCGATCTGAGCCTGCGTCTGCTTCTGCAGAGCATCGCTGGTGCCGTTGACGGTGTTGGCCACCTTGCTCGCAGCGAGCGCCAGACCGACGCCTGCGGCCGCAGCGCCAGCTGTCGCGGTCGCCAGACGCTGCGTGAAGCGTCCGACGGCCTGCACCAGCTGGGGGAACTTGTCCGTGACGCCCTGAATAGACTTCTGCAGACTGCCCAGCTGATCGTTGAACTGCTGAAGCTTGGACGCACCGGCCGCCTGATTGACCTGAGCGACACCAGTCGCGGCCTTCTGGCTCGAAGTTGCGATCTGGTTGGCAGACTTCGAGATGTCATTGGAGGCCCGAGTGACGCTCTGGTCAAGCTTGTCGAACGCCGCGGAGCTCTTGTCCGCGAACGACTGGACCTGAGCCGTCGCCTCTTCACCGCCGGTGACGGTGATCTGGGATACTAGGTCCTGGTCATCAGTTGCCATTTGTCATCGCCTGCTTATAGAACGCGCCCATGCTTCGGGCAATCGTCTTGATGATGTCTCGAAGATGCCACTTCTGCGGGATGCGAACCTGCGCCTTTCCGAAGTACTGAGGTCCGTCCTTCGAGAGGAGCAGTGGTGCACCACCACTCTTGCGATCGACCCTGAAGAGAGGCTGACCGAAGTCCCGCGCGCGAACGTGCAGGACATCTGCTCGGCTGTTCTTGAGAGGGATCCAGAGAAGCGGCTTGCCGTGAATGATCGCGCCAAACTCGAACACTCGCCAGTAGGACACTGCGTGCGTAGCCCTGATACGAAGATCCGTCCGCGACTGAAACGACACGAGGGCCTGGAAGCCCTCCTGCCATCGCTCACTGCCGAAGTTTCCCCCGGCCTTGATGTTCGCGCGACCCTGCGACTCGATCTCGTCCTTGGCCGCCTGAGCAGCTGCCTGAATGGCCGCCACCTGACGCTCCGAGAAGTTCTTGGCACGAACCCGAAGCTTCGGGCCAAGCTGATCGACACCGTCCATCTTGAATGTGAGACTACCTGCCATTGTCCGACAGCTTCTTTCTAAACTCCGTGTATCCGCGCTTGTCAGCGTGCTGAGCAGCGCGATACAGATCCATCACTCGCGCGTCTCGATCCAACTCCTCGCGGGATATCAGTTCGAGCCACCCGCTGAGTTGTCGAGGAGTACTGTTCCAGCAGTCTTCCTCTAGCCTTCCGGCGGCGACACACCGTTGGATTGCCCGGGCGATATCGTACCCGGAGCCCATCCACGCCCGCCTGTGGACTGGCCGATTAGACCTTGGACTCCTTCGCGAAAACGATCGAGACCTCTCGGAAACGTGAGCTCGATCATCTTCATCATCACGTCGAACTGCTCGCCGATGACGAGATTGCTCGCCGCCTCCGCGTGCTTCGCGAGATCGTCAGCATCGTTTACATTCGCCCCCGTGGCGGCCGCGAGGATCAGCCCTGCGGCCTCCGGGAACTTCTCCACGAGCGTCATCGCCATGTTCGCGTCCGTGAGATTTCCAGTGAGCAGCATCCTGATCTCTGGAAACGTCAGTAGAACCTTGGCGATGGCCTTCGAGGACAGACCATTCACCGCCAGCTGCTCGCCACGGATCTCTACCGTGCCCTTCGCAGCTGCCGGAGCGATATCAATCAGACTAACCATGTTACTTCCCTTCTACCCGTCAGAGAAACTCGTGTCCCTTAGGACACGAGCGTTACGTTGGTGAACTGAGCGACGCCGAACTTCCCGGCATTGGGCCCAGAGGCTGCGACCAGAACATCAGCGGTCACCTCCATGTTGTTGAACTCATCAGAGATGAAGTTCAGGTCGCCGCTCGGAGTGAACGACACGTTGTAGAGGTCGACCGTGATCTGCGGGCCTATCTCGTTGGTGCCGACGAACTTCAACTCGCCGGTGACGGCCGTGGTGTCGAAGATCTGCACCGTCGGACCGCCCATGGCTCCCTCGTCCACGGTGCCCAGCACCATGATCGAGAGGTTGAAGGCCGTGAACTCCTCCATCGTGATCTTGCACTGCGCCTGCTTGTCCAGGATGACTATCAGGTCCTTCTTCTTGACGCCCTCTCTCGAACTGAAGTGCTCGAGAGTGTCGAGGGTCGGTGTGATCGTCATGGCGGTCACGTTGCCCAGATCCCTGAACGTCGAGTCGCCCGTCTTCTTGAATGACACAATCCCCTTGCCGACCTGAAGATTGCCGACGTTGGGAGAGTGCATGGTAGGTTCAGTCATCAGCTGACTCCTTGCTGGTTAGTCGTTGGAAAGAACACGTAGTTGAACTGAAAATTCAGCTGCATCTGCCCGCTTAGAGCACCGCCAGACTTCAGGTCAGTAACGCAACCATTGTAGAGGATCGTCCCGTTAGAGCCGATCAGTGCTTGCAGCTGTGCGTCCCCGGCTATCGCGTGAACCAGCTGCATGCGCCTCGTGTTGAGATCGGTGCCGGTAGTCGTGTCGTCGTTGGGCCGATCATCAAGAAGGATGTAGATCTCGGGCCGCATTCCGAGTACGGACGGCACGAGTGGCAGCGAGCGACCACCCTGCGCCCGGTTCTGTCGTCCACCGTGCGTGAGAACGGGGGTCTCGTCACCATCGAGGACGGCGAGGGCTGGTCGCTTATCCTGAGCGCGAAGCCCCCGGTTGCGCACCACCGTCTTGTATCCGAGATCCTGTCCGACGGCGAGCAGGCGGAGGATAACGGACTCGCGAGTGTCTGCCATGTGGTCTCCTTAATCTAGCTCGAAGTATTGCATCCACATGGGACAGACGAACCCCAAGGTGATCGTTCCAGCCGTGTACGTCGGCGTCGGCATCGTGCTCAATGCAGTGTTGGTCTCGTCGACCGCGACGGTCATGGTGCCGATCGTCTGAATGACGCCGCCGGACTGGACTGAGAGATCAGGTCTCTCGTTGTGGAAGCCCGCGAACGCATTGGCCGACACCTTCGTCGACGTCCCGGAGCCGACTGCTAGACCAGCGCAGTAGTATCCGGGTTCGACGTTGAGATTTGGGCTGGTGGCCGGTATCTGAGATCCCGCATTGAAGAAGCTTGCCTGAAGACCACTGTCGTAGAGCGTTACACCACCTCCGGCCGCGCTGTTCACCTGATTGCGAACGAGCCTGAATATGAACAGACGACCATCCGTCGCCTTCGGCACTGAGACAACGCAACCGAGCTTCGTGATGCGGATAGCGTACTCGCACCAGAACGGCATCAGGTACATCGTGCTGAAGTTCATGGCCAGCACGGAGGCACTCGTCGTCGTGAACGATGGGAACCCCGTCTTGTTGCTCGCTCCACTCAGGATTGGCGGAGCCTTCCTCGCAGTGGTGATCTGGGACTGCACGAACTGCAGAGTAGACGCTGTCGTGTTGGCGAATGGTCCACCGTTGTTCAGCGAGACGCACGCCAACGTGTAATAGTTCGTGTTCTTCGTGATAGAGGTGACGCGAGCAGTCCACGTTCCAGTATTAGCTCCAGTTCCAGGAGTTCCCGGAAACATCCGCAACACCAGATCATAGGTGCCGTCCTGCGTTCCAGCGATGAGAGCGTCGATCTGTGTGGTGAGATCAGTGCTGCCGCTGTTCGTCTTGGACAGATAGATGTTGAACGCGTCCACGGGCGAGCCGCTCGAGGCGCGAAACTTCCCGGCTCCAGGGTCGCTGTTCGTGGTCGTGGTGTCGAACGCCCACTGCGACACGATGCCCGAGGAGCCAGACGCGCCGCTGGCACCAGTCGCACCCGTCGCACCCTGCGGTCCCTGCAGAGAGAACGACTGATCGACCCAAGCCCCGGCCGTGTACGTGTAGACCTCGCCGTTGCTGGAGCGAAGATAATTGTCTCCATTCGCGACTCCCGCAGGGTTGCCCGTGGTCGGAGCAGCCGATCCGGTGTACCAGAGTGATCCGCGCGCACCAGCCGAGCCTGCGGAGCCGGCCGAGCCAGCCGGTCCGACGATCGAGAAACCCTGATCTGCCCACGCGCCAGAAACGTACTTGTAGACCTCGCCGTTCGAGCTCCGAAGATAGAAGTCCCCATTGAGCACACCAGCCGGACTACCCGTGGTCGGCGCTCCGGATCCCGTGCTCCACACCGAGCCGCGAGCACCGTCTGCACCGGCCGAGCCGGTAGCACCAGTCGCGCCCTTCAGGTTGCCTACGACAGAGCCCCACGCTCCAGCAGACTTCGGCCCATAGAGATCACCATTGCTGACGTTGAGATACGTGTCACCGTTCTTGCCAAGAGCACCAGAGGGAACACCAGCACCAGACAGGAAGTCGTCACCATCAGCACCAGCTGCGCCCGTGGCTCCAGTCGCGCCCGGTGCACCGTCCGCGCCGTCCGCACCAGTGTCTCCAGTGTCGCCCTTGTCTCCCTTGTCGCCGGCTAGAACACCTTGATCTGTCCAAGCCCCGGCAGACTTGGAATAGAGATGGTGCGAGACGTTGTCGACGTACTGGTCCCCGTTGTTCCCCAGCCCCGACGAAGGCGCTCCCGAGCCGACGAGGAGTTGTGCACCCGTGTCGCCCTTGTCGCCCTTGTCGCCCTTGGCACCGGTCGCTCCGGTTGCACCGTCGGCTCCGGCGGGACCGTGGAGACTTCCCTCGAGGGTCCAGCTTCCGCCGGACTTTCCGTAGAGATTGAAGGCTGTGGTGTCGATGTACTGATCGCCGTTGGCACCGAGGCCGGAAGACGGAGCCCCGGAGCCGGTGTGTATTGTGGCACCGTCAACACCAGCGGCACCTGCGGCTCCTGCAGTCCCCTTGATATTCCCGATGAGGGTCCAGCTGGACACACCAGTCTTTGAGTAGAAGTTGAATGACGCACCGTCAATATAGCTATCGCCGACAACGCCAAGACCGCTCCCAGGAGCGCCAGTGCCGACGTGTAGTGATAGACCGGATGCGCCTGCAGAACCTGCGTCTCCTGTGTCACCCTTGTCTCCCTTCGCACCAGCTGCGCCAGTCGCGCCCGTGGCACCCGCGGAACCAGCCGCGCCCTGCGGACCAGCGTCGCCCTGATCTCCCTTGTCGCCCTTGTCACCCTTCGGTCCCTTCAGCGACGCCTGCAGGACCCAGTGACCAGACAGCTTCTTGTACAGATTGCCGGTGTCGACGTCGATGTAGAGCTCGTTGTCGATGCCCATGTCGTCCGTCGGCGCACCGTGTCCGGTCAGGATGTCCGTTCCCTCACCGATCACGACCGCGCCAGCGTCGCCCTGAGCGCCCTGCGGCCCCGTCGCACCCTGAGCGCCGCGAACGTCAACCGCCAGCGTGATGTCAGTCACGAAGCCCGTGACGCCAACGTACTTCCCGATCTCGCTGTCCGGCTTATCGCCCTCGCCACCGATGAAGTCGACGAGACGCTCGACGCGCCGCGCTCCGTCGTTGACGATGGCAAGAACGGGGGTCCAGCCAGCGAAGCCGTTCTCGCCGGGCGTTCCGGGCAGACCGATTGGATCAAGAACGACGGTCTCTCCGATCGGCGGTGAGACCTCGATGACGATGACGTCGAGGACGTCGACTGCGGTGTCCGTCACGACGCGACCTCCTCGTCATCATTGATGCCGCCGATCCCATTGATCGTGCCCATCATGTACACGATCTCGCTGGTCCCGTTGCGGATCTCGATTTCGTAGCTCGACTTGCCCGGCTGACCCTGCTTCCCCTGCTTCAGGAGACGGGTCTGCTCGGCAGTTGGCGTGAAGGTGTACGTTCCCGCGTCCGCGGACACGGTGCCCGGTCCGGTGCCCGCGTTGTCCGCCAGCGTGAGGCGAAATGCGAGGGTCTTGCTGTTGAACACCGATAACCGAATGTCCTCGACAGGTATCGGCGTTCCGTTGATCTTGAACGATGCGATCAGCGGCGAGGTCGTGCCGCGGATCCAATCGAAGTCGTAGATTGCTAGATCAGCCATCTAGAGAAACCTCACTGCGGCGTCGGCGACGATGACACTGTCATCTTCAGCGACTTGATGTTGACCGTGAAGACGACAGACTCTGCATCGTCGCCACTTGCTGCGACGCCCACGCCACTCGCGGGCTTGCCTGTCTTCTTGTTGATGCGTATCGTGTCCCCATTCGGGAACGTGAATATCGGGGCGTTCGGGTCGTCTATCTTGAACGGCGAGAAGACCGGCGAGTTGACCGCGTCTACCGGGAAGTCGCTCACAGTTCCGTCGAACGCTATCGCGCTGATGACCCAGCCTCTGCCCTCGGCACCCGTCGGCATGTTGGGCATGTCCACCTGAAACGTGTACGTCGGGTCGCCAGTCACTGGATCCTTGCCCAGCTTGTCCTTCGGCACGCGACCACTGTTCAGTGCGAACGATACCTGACCTCGCGTGGAGAACGACTTGTCAGTGACAGGCTTCTTGATCTCGATGACCTGCCAGTCTGCCTGAGGCGATCCTGGATTTCCAGCGAACGGCGCGTTAGCTGCGTTTCGCTGATTGGCATTCAGCTGTGCCTCTGACAGAGACGTGAACGAGCCCCAGACCTCACCGTAGGTCATCGGTGTTCCGTTGTTGTTCAGATACCACGTCGGAGAGTCGATGTTAGCAGCGTTCGGCGGACCTGTAATCGGCTTTCCGAAGGCTCTGGCGTTGACAGCGTCAGATGACGCAGAGTACGTGGCCCACCGACCGACGCTGGGACTTCCAGTTATCTCGTCCTTGTGACGATACGGATCATTCGTTCCGACGTACCACTGATCCAGCTTCTGCCGCATGAGGGCCGACACTGGATTGACCACCTGAACTCCAGTGTCTCCAGGAAACGTGATGTTGCCGCTGAACACGTTCATGGGATCAGCACCCCACGGAGTGACAGACAGAGTGACCGGCTCTCCGTCAGTCGGAGGAGCTCCAAAGTTCAGTGCCGAGTAGGACACGAAGCAGAACACGATCCCACCACCCTTGAAGCTGATGCGATCGATGATATTGTTGAACCGCTGCTGCGGTCCGGGCTTCGCCACGTCAAGCGTCTCCTATGAACAGACACGGACAATCGAACGCGATCCACGTGCCGTCCGGCTGCGGGTTCTGTGGAGGAAGAGTCAGCTTGTATCGCTTCCCCTTGAACTCAACGGTGTCGAGCTCCGGGTCCGGCACGCCGGACACTGGAACATTCAGCGCGCTGATCATGATGCGGACCACGCCGTCAGCATACAGCCCGCGCTCCCGAGGAGTGTACGCACTGATCGCCATGGTGGCCGACCGCCTCGCGCCGTCCCGGACGAGGAAGCCGTTGTTCTCGCCTCCTCCCCAGCTGGCGATGTGACCGTGCCACACTCGGCGGCTTCTGTCAAAGTCCGGCATCAGACAGTCACCGGGCCAGTCTTGTTGAGCTTCAGCAGTCGATAGAAGCTGCGACCATATGACGTAGAGCCGTACTGCGAGTTCGCTGCCTGATCATCGGCCGACCGCGAGTTATCGTAGCTGATGCTCATGCCGCCGAACGACTCGCTGGCGATGATGCCACTGGACGACCCCCCGCCCGCGCCCGAGGAGTTCTCGACGGTGAGGAGATGAGCCGTCAGGTACAGAATGGCCGGAGCGTAGTCCACTTCTCGCCAACTGGTGTCCACCGAGTTGATCGCCTCGTCGAGGACGGCCTGTATCTGGTCACTGTCCGTGTCCTCGAACTGCGGGAAGCGAGCAGTGAAGTCGTCGGTCGTCGGTGCGGTGTAGGCCATGGTCACCTCCTCGCGCGGGCGCGCTTCGCGGGTGCGCGTGCGAGCGGACGCTCGGGCGGGGGCGGAGACACCACCACGTCTGCTCGGGCTTCTCGTGCCTCGTCAGCCGCCCGCTTGAACGGATGCGTAGGCTCGCCCCACTTCTCCTTCTCAGCATCGTCCCGCTGCTTCTGCTCTTCCTTCTCGAGCTCCTTCGGGTCGACGTCGTCGTGAATGAAGCGCTCGCCGTTCTTGCGATCACGCTGCGCAGATATCCAGTCCTCTACCATCGTGCGAAGCATCATGCGCATCTGTTGGCGCGAGGGCCTGATCTGCGTGAGATTGTTCGGCGGAACTACCTCGAGAAACCGACGGAGCAGATCCTCGTATCCGTCGAACTCGATGACGTGGAGCAGATCGAGATATCCGCGAACCTCTTCTGGAACGCTGGCCTCGTTCTCGTCTCGCACCAGCACGGTGTCCGGCATGGCCGAGAACCTGAGACCCTGAACGACCTGACCTGACAGGTCTGCGATGACCACACGACCGACTGGTACGGACACCGGTCTGTTGGTCCTGTCATAGAACACTCGTGGTCCCTCGCCCAAGTTCAGCAACGAAACTCTCATCATGATATTCCTCTCGAACTACCCGTTGAATTGCCTGATGACAAGTGCGATCACCAGTGTCGCGGCAATGATGACACCAGTGATCACCAGAAGCACGTACCAGCGAGGATACAGGGTGTTGCCTACCCAGACAAGATCACTCAGTCTCATGTCACGTCTCCAAGTGGTTGCAGAACTGGCCGGAGGGGCGGCGAGACCCCTCCGACCACTTGGCGGCTTACGACAGCTGATCCGAAGTGAGGATGCCGTCGACGTACCGCACAGCGCCCGGGCGGCGGATTTCCAGGCCGGCGAGCCTGAAGATACCCGGGACGTCGAAGACCATGGGTGCCGACTGGAAGACAGGCAGGAACCTATGGGTCATGGGAATGTGCATCTTCAGAACCTGCGGATCCCGACGATACGCGATCATGCGGCCGGAGCCGTTCTGGCCTGCGCTCTCCAGACCGCGGAGCGCGCGGATAGTGAGTTGCTGACCAGTGATCTGAGTGTAGACGTTGCTGCGAGTCAAGTAATCGAGCACGGAGCGATCCGTGTTGTCGATGCGCTTGGTTCCCAGGATCGTCAGAGCAGCGACCGGCAGGAGCAGAGTGTCCGCCATCTCGACCGTCAGCGACGAGACATACACGCCGGTCAGCGCGTTGTTCACGTCGGCGAGGATCTCGTCAGCGGACTTCTGGTCCCACGTGGTATGGGCACCGCCGCTTCCGCCGTGACCAGCGAGAACGGTGGTGATGCCCGGATAGTTCATGATGCCGAAGATCGACTTCTCGCCCTTGCCGCGAAGAGCCACGTCATCGACGAACTCCTCGTAGGCACGACGAGCAGCCGCTGCACGATCGGCCGACAGATTGGTGCCGGGGATCATGAGCGCCTGACCGAGCTCCTCGAGATCGTAGCGATAGCCGATGTCGGCCATCTCGATCCCGACCTCGTGCTTCGCACGATCCACGTCAGCGACGTGAATGTCCTTGGCACGAGCAGCGAACCAACCGGCCTTGCCGGTCTTGTCGGTCGAGTAGTACGTGACAGACTTCGCCCACTCGTTGGCGGAGGTGTCGACGGGGATCAAGGCCGGATACTGGATGTCCGGATACAAGATCTGGACAACCTGCGCCTCGATGGACGAGGTCTGGGAGACCAGAAAGCCGAGGGCCTGCTGGTCGGTGACACGAAATCGCATTATTTTGTTCCTCAGATGAGAGGGTTGAAGGAGGCCGCGTAGAGCGACGCGTGCGTCGCCCTCTCGCTTAGCCCGCGGAGGTGGTCTTGTAGTCCGGGAGCGTCACGACGGCGCGACCGCCGGTTCCGCACGAGGTCTTCCAGTGAGCACCCTTGATAAGCTGGTTGCTCGAAGGCTGGTTCGTGAGAAGTCCAGTGGCTCCGACGAAGTAGACGGGATCCTGCGCCGCGACCGCGTGAGACGGCTCGACCCAGATATCACCCTCCTCGAGAATGTCGACGTTGTTCGGCGGCAGATACACATCGTGCTCGGCACCGAGGGTGACGACCTTGACGCTGATGCCGCGGAAACCCGCCGCCGTTCCACCGAGAACGACACCCTGATCGGAGAGAGTGCCCTGAGAGACAGCGCGACCGAACGGAATTCCGCCCGGACCAGCCGTCTCGCAGATCCCGGTCTGGACCTCGAAGTCGGTGCTCGCAATAGTGCCGGGCGGGTTGGGAGCCAACCGCTCGGAGTAGGTGGACTGAACAGTAGCCATGATGGCTTCTTTCCTTGTGATTAGTGGTGGAACCCCCGATCAGAGAGCGGGGGCGAGGGTTCGGGTGTGGAGACTAGGCGTGCGAGGCCGGAGCCTTCCAGGCGTTCTCCAGCTGCTTGTCACGATCGTCGTACAGCTTGTCGCGGGCCGCGTCGTTGGCGATCGCCACCGAGTGAGGCTGATGCGAGAAGGCAGTGCGCGTCCGGTCGACACCAGCGTCGCCGACGCTGACGGCAGCAGCCAGAGTGTCGAAGGACACTCGGATCTGCTCCGGCTTCCAGTCCTTGGCCGCGTCGCCCAACTTGGCGTCGACGACCTGCTTCATGACGTCCTCGATGGACTTGCCGTCCACCACGACCGCCGGGAAGAGGACCTTGGCCTTGTCCGCCACGATCTGCCGATCCTTGACGAGGCCGTCGAGCTTGTCCGGCGTCAGGACAGCGTCCTTCAGCTGGGTCTCGAGCGTCGCCGTCTTCGCGACCGCAGCCGCGAGATCGGTGGTCAGCTTCGCGATCTGACCTTCCTTGTCCTTCACCGCAGCGTCGCTGGTCGCCTTGAGGGTGTCCAGCTGCGACTGCAGCGTAACTTGAGCGGCCTTCGCCTGATCCATGAAGCGCTGGACGACCTGAATGGCCGTGTCGCTCATCTCGCAGGTGATGCCGTCAACAATCATCGTCTTCATGGCATTCATCTCCTGTTGGTTGCCATCTTTCACTTGACCGAGAAGGTAGAAGGCGGCATACTCGACGTCCGCCCTCCCGTCCTTCTTGGCCTTGGCTTGTGCACTCTGCAAGGCCGCGATATGCACCGAGCCGTCCTTCATGAACGGGTATTCCCCGTCAAGGAAACCAAGAACTTGGTCTCCCTCCTCGAGAGCCTTGTCGCGGACGACCCGGCCTTCCCGAATTGCTTCGACGCCCCTACCGACGGCGTCGGACAACTTCTGCGACGTCGCAGCGTCCCCGAATGCGTACTCGGGACCTGCTCGCCCGGCCTTAACGAAGGCCGTGTGATTGATGCGAATGCCGACCTGTCGGCCATCGTACTGCTCGCCCGCAGGCGTCGTGCCGGGCGTCATGTCGATGTCGCAGGTGTATCCCGCCGACAGCTGCCTCTTGCCGCCGTCCTTGTACTTCTTGATCAGGCGGCCATCCATCAGCACCATGGGCACGCGGATGGCGTCTCCGTCCCGCAGGACCTCACCTCCCATGTTGCCCTTGGCGTAGTCCTTCCAGTTGGCCTGATCGACCATGACCGGCGGATGGTCGTCTGTGATCGGCTTGTAGGCGAACGACGCCATGCTGTCCGCGGAGAACACCTCCTCCGGCGGACGATAGATGCGGACCACGGACTTGTCGGTCACGCCGACCTCGCTTCCGCGGTACAGCTGGATGCCCGTGCGCGCGACCTTCGGCGCACCGACGAGGTATCCGTCAGCAGTCTCGGTGACCTTGGCTCCGTCGTCGAGCTCCATAAGCAAGTCGTTGAACTGATATCGCATCATGGTCTCCAATAGCGCCTGATCCAGCCAGACTCCTCCTGAGCCTGATGGTCCCACGGCTTGCGCCTGCCGTGGAAGAATACGAGTCGTGTCTTGGCGCTGAACGAGCCCAGACGACGACAGTGCAGCGGATAGCTCGCCAGCACCGGATACGGAATGTCAGTGTGGCCGGGCTTGCCGACCAATTTCCAGCTC